TTAATAGTTGAACGAGATATTTGCTAGACTAACATCAGGTGTAATATTTATAGTATTCGCGTCCCGCACACCAACTTCTAAAAATGAAACATCTTCTACAGATACCCGTCCCTCATCCAATGGAAAATATGAACCATATCCATAAGTTATACATTTTATTAATGTATTAGAGATCCCTCCCCCAGCTAGTTGATTTGCTGGACAATAATTCATTAAAACATATAGTTTGGGTTCCAAGTCTAATGTTTTATACAATCTATATTTAAAATAATCGTAATCATTGTTAATATCATATGATATTTGGTTAATAAATATCCAACTGGTATTTGTTTTATTTTTTTCCATCTTATTTATCCAATTATTATATTGTTCGGGTGTTATGTAGAGTGGTATGCTGTCATTAATGTATAAACTCATTCTATTTATAATTATATATCTTTATAATTATAAATAATTATAAATATCTTTAACTTATTTTATTCTATATGTATATATATGAATGTTTATAACTATATTTATAATCCTATTACAAATAAATATATAACGATTACACATCCAAGTGGTATAAATACATTACAACATTATATAAATAAATTAGGGGGTAGTGTGAAACCGGTTGAAAACCTGGTTGAAATCCCAGTTGAAAAAGTACATTTATTGGAAACGCGTATAATAAGGGATATGCCCGTTGAGTTTATATTTTATAATCCATATTATATAGATAGTTGGAAAAAGAACTATATTGATTTAGTTGAGAATGATATAGTGATAGAAGGAGATAGCAAGTATTTAAAATGGGTTTTAATATTAGATGATACTAACCATATTCAATTAATTAGACGTACTATTATTCCTAGTACTATTAATCCTAATGAAGGAAAGATAGACCTAACTAAAAAAAGATTTATGTTGAGCAACCATTTTAAAAAATTTTTAAAATGGTTTGATTTACCTAAACATATTGAACAAAATGACCCTTTAGTTACCGAAATTTTGATAAAATCTACACCCATTTTAAAAACATTTACTGGACGTGCTACACTATGGGATATTACGAATTCATTGAGACAAACTACGTGGGATAATTATGTCTCTATTATTTCTATAGAAAATAAACCAGTAGGTATGTGTGTGTCCGAAAAACTTCAGGAAGAAGAACTTAAGTTATTTTTTTCATCACAAATGATTCCAAATAAATTATATAATATGTATATAGCACGTGTTGATATACATCCTAATTATAGAGGTAGGGGATTATGTAAACCATTGGTGTCTTACATGGTAAAACAACTAAAACGATTAGGTTATAAGTTTCTATTTATTAATAATGGTTCGGTTACTTTGGATGGTATTCCTGCGTGTCTTTGTTACTATAAAGCGGGAATCATTAATGACTATACGATGCACTATAAAAATGATACAGATCCTAGTTTTACTCCTATGGTAGAAGAAGATTGCAAATTGGAAGGTGATAAACTTCCTAGAGATTATTACTATTCTTTGTAATAATCTCATTTAATAAAATTTATGGAGCGACGATTTATATCTTTATATAACTCTTCTAATGTATAGTTACTCTGCTCAATCCGATCCATTTCTTCTTTTATTATATCTTGATTTATCCATTTTATATAGTTGCCATATAAGCCTCTATCAATTAACTTTGATTCTCCAAATATTTCAATAATTCCCTGTTCTAATCTCCAATTTGGAAGAATACTATCTAAAAAACTTTCTCTTTCAGTATCCGTGCCTGTTTTATATTCCGGTTTAATCTTCCCAGTGCGTGCGTGTTTATCACCCTTAACTTTCCATATAAATCGTTGTCCTTTATAATTATCTACCACATAGACAATCCCCTCACCAATCCCAGTTGCTCCTAATGATTTGGCGACTGGATCTTCATTTTCGACCTCATCCAATTGAATTTTCATTAAATCATTCGCTTCATCTATTCGATTTAAATCAATTTTAATCGAATAAGTTTTAAAATTATATAAATTATAGATAGGATTACAGGGCTTTAATTGTGATACCATTTCGGGAGATAACCAATAATCATTTCCACCCTGCTGTTTTATATGAATACCAAACATATAAAATGCTCTTGGTAATTCGGATATGGCAACTTTTTGCTGAATACCCTTTCCAGCCCACTCTCCGAATATCGTAATATATTCTAACAAAGTTATGACCTCTTCACTAAGTATTGATTTAATTTTCTCTACAAGGTCCATACAACCTATAATATTTTCATGCATAAATTGCGCAAATCCATAATTATCATTGTCAATGCTTATAATACCACTTTTTTTTTGAGGATTTATAGCATTAGTAGTATTATTGTATAAAATAGATGCATTTGTTCCGTGTAATTTGACTGTCCCGATTGCGTATAATTTAGGTAATAGCGGTTCTTTACATATTTTTTCCACATCTCGAACAATTTGTCGGAGTGCGTTGATGCTTGGCATTTTGTTGGATTCCATAGTGTTGTTAATGTATAGATTTAAATAAGTATTATCAAATTTTTTTTTTATTGAATACGTTTCCAATCAAGTATAAAGAGCTACGGGTATTAAACAATAACCTATACAAAAAATAAATTAGCACCAAAATCAGAATAGAAAACTTATTTTAATATCTAATTATCGTCCAAACTATATAAAAGTTTGCCAACCCAAATAATATCATCTAAACTAATATTATCTTCTCTTTCTTCTTCTCTACCATAAAGATCCATTAACCAATCAATATATATATTGCTTGGTTCTATATCCAGTCTGATATTTTTAACAACGATACTTGGTTCTATATCCAGTCTGATATTTTCAATAATGACCCTTGCTTCGGCAATTTTATTAATCATTTCATCTGATTCCACCACCAGTTCCACATCTTGGTTTAATGATTCAACTGATTCCCCAACTAGTTCCACAACTTGGTTTACTGATCCACGCGATTCCACCACTTGTTCCACATCTTGGTTTACTGAACCACACAATTCCCCAACCAGTTCCACATCTTGGATTACCGATCCTTCTATCCCAATTTCATTTTCGTCTACTAAACAGGTTTCTTGTCTATATATAATATTTTCATTAACGGGTTCTTCAATATCACTTAGCAATTCAAGATTTACAACCTTTTGCGATAACAATTCTTTACCAATTTTCTGAGCACTGTTTATATTCGGTTTCATTATATGCTCTAATATGGGTTTCATTATAGGAGGTTGAGATAATTCGGTATTAATATTCATAAAAGGTGAAGCATACATTGGAATTGTTGATGGATAGTTTTGTGTATGCGCGGGATAACTATTAGGAGATTGTAAATTACTATTGATATGTTGTTTAATTTGATCCAACGCTTTATTATCAGTCATTTTATATTATAATAAATTTCAAAGAAGTCTTCAAATTTATTATAATATTATTTATCTAAACATAAATAATATTTGCGATAATAATACCAATCCTATCCAAATGTTTGGTATAAACACAGTTTTTTAATACTGGGGCATTAATACGCCGTCTACATAATGGACACAAGGGTTTTTTATTGTGTTTTTTTATATTAGTCATACATTCAGAACAGAGTGTATGATTACATTTTGTAGCAGTATTAGATGGGTCTAAACATACAATGCACTCGACATCATTAGATTCATTTTCCTTTAAATCATTGCAGCAGTTTATTGTCCCATTCTTTAAATAGCACTCCAAATGCGTATATTTATCACAACACGTTAGTTGGTAATCTGTTAAGCATTTTTTACAAAATACACAATTTTTAAAATTACTCATTACACGCCTATGTTTAATTATACCAAATTTATGTATTTGAATATCGTATAAATAATCCCTTGATGTGCTGGTTCGAGCTTTATACACAACACACTCCCCCTTTTTTAATAGAAAACTAAACTCTTTTTCTTGAAATATTACATTTACGCCATATTTTTTATATAATTTTTTAACAATTGGTGACAGTATTTTATCATAGTCCATTATTTAATACAATAAAATAATTATTATTTTCAAATTTATTATATTAGTAATATTCCAATTAGTCTCCAACACTTATAATAAATATTGGATTAGCATCAGTGGTATATTGGGATTCCAAGCAACTTATCCTTAAGAAAGACTGTATAAGGCCATATAATTCATCCATCTTATTTCATTTTTATTATAATCATTATCCCCGCTTATCCTTTTAACATATTCATACAAAGCCTTTTCAAAATAATCTCTCATACTGTATATTTATATAAAACTTTATTTTTAATTAGTTTTATTTTAAATATAAATAAACAAAAAATGGTCCTACATACATTTAGAACACTTCCTATAGTCACTTTTAACAAAAACATCTGATATTAAAAAACACCTATATTAAATTTAAATTGATTTGATTTAAAAATTATTTCAATTTAAATAATAATGGCAGGAATAAATAGAAATCAATCTATTAATGAAACAAACACTATTATAGAGCAGCCTAGGGCAACACGTTGGAATAAAACTACGAAATTAAATGATCTTGGAACAAAAAAATTAAAATGTGTGTATCTCGCTACATGCGGTAATATAGCTTACTATTGTGATGAAGCATATATGAATGAAGAATGTTATTGTTTTGGACACGATATATGTGCTTGTTATGAAGGGTGTTATTGTTGCGCCTGTAACTCAATATGTGGGTCCCCTATTTTTCAATGGGTTCATTGTATGCGAGACTGGGTTGGTGTAGATTACAATGATTTTTTCGCATACACTGAATACTCTAATTTAGAGGGAGAGGGCGGGGATAGGGAAGAAGGATAAAATTAACTTTTAATTCCATATTCCATATACAACACCAGTTTTATTACTAAATAACTTGCCTGGCTATATTCCGTTTTTATATATTTTAATTTTGGTAGATCATTTCCAGTATTTTTTTGTTTCCATTCCCTAACAACCTCTACTATTTTTAGTTGGATAGTTTCATTGTATCCCAATTTTTCCAGATATTCGGTTGTAAATGGATATTTTGCCACATATGCCCTAAATAAATAATTTTCTACAGTTGCTTTACTATAATTTAATAATGATGATATTTCCCGAATAGATTTATTTTCTTTATAATAGGAATCATATGTAAATTGTATTTTTGATTCCATTGTTTTTAATTTGCTTTCCCCCGAAGATTTGCTTTCCCCTAAGGAGTTGCTTTCTCCCGGAGATTTGCTATCACCAGGAGATTTGCTATCACCAGAAGATTTGCTTTTCCCCAAGGGTTTACTTTCCCCTAAAGATTTACTTTCTCCCAAAGACTTGCTTCCCCCAGAAGAATTCACCGAATGATTTGTAGGAATCTTATAAACTGGTGATTTAGTGCTATAATCGCTCTCTTTTATATGTTTTTTTACGTGTCCCAATAAATACAATGGGATGCGTTTAAATCTAGGATTACATGCATTCTTTTCAGGTTTATTTTTACATTGTTTGACTATTTCATCGAGGGTTTTTTTGCTTATATTTAATTCAGCATAAAGTTCGCTTTTACTTAATTGGATATAATCCCTATCATCCATTATACAGGGTATACATATATTTTCTCCATACCAAGTTTTGTAATTATTTTCTGCTTCACCATTTTCACATAATTTACACACTACATTATAGTTATTTTCAGTTTCTACAGTTTCCTTATAATTATATTTAGTAATTATAGTGGCATTTTCGGGCAAATCAAAGGTTGTCATACCAGAGCAACTATTTATATAATATGTTTTGTTGTTAGTCACATCTTTGTACCATTCATTTTGATTTTTACGAATGGATTCATAAAAGTGTTTAACAGTTTTATTAGAACGTATAGAAGCAACATCATAATTCTTAATATGTAAATATTTTGGATCCACTGCTCTAGATAACGCCACATAAGCTTGCCCATCATTGAATATATTTTCCCCTATATCTATACTTAAATATTGAATACCCATACCCTGTGATTTATGTATGGTTAATGCCCACGCCAAACAAATTGGATATTGTTCAATATAGAAACTAGGAAATTCCCACTGTTGTTTTGGCAAAGTATATGTTTTATTTTTAACTTCGACAACTGCTTGTCCACTACCATTTATACACTGAAATAATGCTTGCGTTCCATTTACTAAACCTAATTTAAAATCAATATTTTTATTAATAATAACCAATGCCCCCTTTTTAAGCATTAAATTATCGGTTATAGTGCTATCTTTGGGAAATTCAGCCATTTTAGAGGATGTTTTGTGTATCATTTTGGCTTTATTTGTTATCAGTTCTCCAGTTAATTCTGTTAATTTTTTAGTATTTAAATTATAAACATCGCGTTTATTGGGATATAGGTGTGTGTAATTATTAGTAAGGGGTGTCGTTTTATATTTTTCTAAATCGTTAATAATACTGGCATCGCAAGAACCCACACGAATCTTATTTAAAAATTCCAACAGATTATCGTCGGTTTGCCTGTATGAATTGTCTAAAATGATGCTATAATCAATCGCATCTTCCCAAATTTTACTTTCAAAACAGAACTTTAAACTCCCTGTATTATTTATAGGAGGTAATTGATAAAAATCTCCTATAAGCACTATATGAATTCCTCCAAATGATTCGGAAGATTGGCGAACATTTTTGGCGATTGAATCAATAAACTCAAACAGTTCGTTGCTAAGCATCGATACTTCGTCTATAATTAATGTTTTTGTATATAAATAATTATTTAATAGTTTATGGCTATTTTTAATGTTATTTACGTAGAGTTCAGGTTTCGATAGGTCTGTATCGCATTTAATTCCCGACCAACTATGTATTGTTATCCCATTTACATTTAAAGCGGAAATTCCAGTTGTAGATGTAATAACTAACTCTTGAGGATTATCATAGTCTTCTGAAAAAGACTTAATTAAAAAACTTTTCCCGGTCCCCGCACTGCCACTTATAAATAAATTATAACCCTGTTGAAACAGTAATTTAGATTGCTTTTGGTTTTTATTAAGCATGGTTAATGATAATAAAAAAATATATATTAAAATATCAAATTTTAATAATAAAATTTGATATATTTTATACTAATAATTAACCTATATAATTGTATAAAATAAATGAATGGAACTATAGAGATACTCACCCCCAAATATGACACAGCCGAAGTTCAAGGACTTCAAGGACTTATGCAAAAAATTACTATAGAAGGATTTGACCGTATTGGAAAAGTTTTTACTGGGGACCACGTTGAAATAGTAGATAATAAATGTAAATTAGTAAAAAGTAATATAAAATCGGTTACAATCCTCGGAATGCTCGAACTTTATTCCAAATATAAATACGCTCCAAATAAACGCGGTATAGAAAGATTTAAATGTGCCCCCATTTCTAAAAAATACCCCGAATTTTTAGTGGCAACACAGATTCGACGGAAATATACCCAGAATGTCCTCGTAACAATACGTTTTATAGAATGGAGTGATACGCTGCCTTATGCTGAATTGGTTCAAATTATAGGGTATCCTACACTACATAATCTCTATGAAGGGGTGCTTCATAAATTTAATTTAATAAAACCACGTATAAAACTCCCTAAAAAAACTTGGGAGACCCTTCCCAATAATACTAATACTAATGGATATTGTGATAAGAGGGACTTAGATGTATTTTCGATAGATCCAGAATCAACATTAGATATAGATGATGCGTTAAGTTTAGAAATAAATGACGATGGGTATAAAATTGGTATACATATTAGTGATGTTGTGGGAACTTTAGGAGAATTTAATCTGCTTCATTTATTGGATAATCTTTCTACAACGATATATGCTCCCCATAAAATACTAAATATGTTGCCTGAACAATTAAGTGAAAATCTATTGTCTCTTAGGAAAGGGGAGGAACGGAATGTTATTACACTTTGGTTAATGATAAAAGACAATTGTATCGTAAGCAGCAAGATTGAAAAAAATATTATTATAAACAAGCATCGTTTTACCTATGATAATTGTAATTCTTATAAAAACTATACTCTGTTATATAATTTGATAAAGGATTTACGGTATAGAGATTTAACATTTAGAGAGTTTGATTCGCATAAATTAATAGAAAAACTAATGATTATTTATAATTGCGAAATAAGCAATTATCTTATTACGCACGACTTAAAACCCATATTACGAAAACACGATTTAAAGTTACGACAACCAGATATAAAGTTGGAACAACTAGATATAAAGAGCAATACCGTATTACCATTGGAACTAGAAACCTTTATAAAAATAATTAATAATAAGGCGGCCATTTATACATATAAAGTAGGTAGTTATCATAATGGATTGGGTTTAACAAATTATGGGCATTGCACATCACCTATACGGCGTTATGTTGATTGTTATAATCAATATTTAATTCATGGATTAACTCATATAGAAGATATAGAAGATATAGAAGATAAAAAAGAATTAAATATAGATATAGATTTTATAAACAGTGAGGCAGCAATGATCAAAAAAGCCCAACGTATGTTTAACAAATTACAATTAAGCGACACTATTAGTAATGAGGGGGTCCATTTATTTAAGGGATATATTTATAACAGTCGTAATAATAAGATAGAAATATACTTTCCAACACAAAATATTACCATTAGTAAACGGCTCGTAGACCCCAAATTAAATGAATATTTAGTAGTAGAAAATAATATAATTATCCATTACCGAAATGATATTATCATTAAAAAATATAGAATGTTTGAGCTTTTGGATGTAGAAATATATGTTGTGGTAAATAAATCTAATCCTTACAATAAATTTATTATTACATTACAATAAATTTATCACTATTTGTCAAGATTCACGGCACTTCAATATTATTCTTTTACCAATACATAGTTTATTTTTTTGTTAAAGAACTCAGTCTGCTTAACCTACAAGATGAGGCAAAGCAAATGCCTTCGTTCAAACTTTCTAACTCTTTTACAAGTTTGCCCAGTTTTTGTTCATACACAATGGGGTTATTTTTTTTAAAATCCTTATCCTTAATTAGTTTATCAGCTTCTTCCCATTTTTTTTTAAACTTTATTTCATATCCTAAGCTAATTAGTGCTCCTACAGCCGAAATAATTCCCGCAATAGCCATTATAGACCCACCCGTCATATAATTTTTATCTATAGACGTAAGGGATTCTGGATTAATACTAATAACATTATTTTTAATATTTAGGTACCCATTATTAATTAATTCAGTAGCATATCCCAACCCATCTTTATATTTAGTTTTATCTTCGTTCGATAATTGTTTAAAACGGCGATTCATTTCGATGATAATAGATACGGCTTTTTTAAATTTAATATTGCCAGAACCTAGCTGATTTAAATAGGTTTTTAATACACTCTTTCCAACTTTTCCATTTATATTTATCCATCGATTTGTATTAGGATTTAAAATCTTACTGTACATTATTATATTATATTATAATAATTTAATAATAATAATTTAATAATAATAATAATTTAATTAAACATAGATTTTATAAATAAGTCATTAATGATAAAGTCTAACATATCATAATAAATCTAATTCTTATAATAAATTTATTATTATAATACAATAAATTTATTATTACTATATAATATGGATTATAAAGAACTTATTCTTTTAATAAGTGAAACTATAAAATCGAAACGAGATAGAAATTTTATTGTTGATAATATAGAAGTCATTTCCCAATCATTTCTTTATTTAAATAAAACAATTAAAAAGATAAATACTATTATTACTAATTCTGGAGATTATCTAACTAAACTTAATAAGATTCAACTTATGGGGTTTAATCCGAAAGAAACAATGAAACTAATAAATATAATGGGTATAAAGGGAATTGTTGGGGGGGCTCAACCAGGAGAACCTAGTAATTTAGGTGATCCTAGTAATCCAAGCAATTTAGGTAATCAGGGAAAATCCGATTCCATAGACAGTGTTGTTGATAGTCAAATAAATAAAATACCAAATTTGATGTTGGCAATTCCTAAAAATATAATAGATTTTCTATCGTCTGGTTTAGAAAATATCAGTCATTTATTCTTGGGTGATGGAAATCCCCAAGATTTTAAAGAACCTTTAGATATAATCTATATATTTCTTTTTATAACAGCATCTATACCTATTGTAGGTGCCTTATCTGATTTTATTACAATTTGTAGAGCATTTAAACAGAAAAAAGAGTTCTTAGCCATAATAACTGTTATTTCTAGGTTTTTATCTTTTTTTACATTAAATAGTCTAGATTTAGGGCTACTGTTTAAAATTTTTTATTCATTAGATAGTTATTCTTATCAACATTATTCTAAATTAAAAATAAAAAATAATATATAATATATATATATATAGAATGTATAATCATATTAAAACGAACAATCCGATAAAACCTTTTAAAATCCCAGTTATAGGGGTTTTAACAGTCCCATTGTCAAAAACATTTAAAAATCACGCTATTAAATCCTATTTATCAGATTCGTATGTCAAATGGATTGAAATGAGTGGGGCTAAGGTAGTCCCTATACCTTATTCTTGGTCTAAAAATAAAATCCTTAATACAGTTTCCCAATTAAATGGAGTTGTTTTTCCTGGAGGATCTGTAGATAGGGTAAAAAGCAAAGCATTTTTAAAATATATAGATTCTTTTAAAACTATTTTTAACTATGCTATGACGGAAAATGATCGAGATAATTATTATCCTCTATGGGCTACTTGTTTAGGATTTGAGTTTTTGTTATTAATGGTTTTAAATAATAATAAAGCTATACACGATAACTATGTTAATGAAATTTTAATCCAGACCGTTAAAGCCCGACACCAGCCAGTGCCATTAACATTACTGCCTGGTGCTTCTACAAATTCAATATTTAAAGGATTTAGCAATTCTGAACTAGAATTATTTAATACAGAGCCCGTTGTTTATATGAATCATGGCTTTGGATTTATATATGATAAATCATTATTAAAATGGATAACCCCTTATGTAGATATACTATCTATTAATTCGGATAGTGAGGGTGTAGATTATTTATCAACTATAAAATTTAAAAAATATCCATTTTATGGCACTCAGTGGCATCCTGAAAAAATAATGTTTGAATGGTTGGATAAATCTATACAGCATACAAAGAATTCGATGTATGTATCAAAGACTATGTCTAATATGTTTGTGGATGAATGTCGAAAAAATAAGAATGTTTTAAAGGATGAAGAATTATTGATCTATTATTATTCATTGTATTCGAGAACGGAGGTTTTAAACATAATTGATTCAAAACACAACACAAAACGCAATAAATCTGTTTTTGAACAAAGCTATTATTTTAATTAATTTATTCCATATTAATTAATTTATTCCATATTAATATATCTTTTTATACTAATATGGAATCTGGAAATATTAAAACAACCCTATCAACTATTTATAACACAATTTTTAAATCAGATACCGCAAAATCTATACAAAATTCATCTCATATGAGCGTGTTACATAATACTGGGAAAGCAATTAAAAACACAAACCGTGCATATGTGTTGTTCTTAACATTGGGAATAATTATTCTATCCATTTATTTTATAGTTATATTTAGAAGAATACCAAAGTGTTTATCTAAATTAAGCGTTTATAAACCACTTTTAAACCAACGACCTTTAGAAAGTTTCAATTTTATAAAAACTAAAAATTATAGGTTATGTGATTTTTACGTAGCTTCTTCTTACAAATCTTATTTACCATGCACAAATTATTATGATTATTCCAGTACGTGTGCGATAGAAACCGCTCTAATATATGGTGCTAGATATATAGACTTAGATATTTATAATAAGAATTTTGATCAATGTACCGATCCAATTGTATGTTATGGAAAAGAGGTAGGTAATTGGCATTATACCACGTCATTATCATTTGACCAATGTTGTAAGACTATCGCAGAAACTGCATTTTCTAACCGAGTTCCCTGCCCAACAGACCCCTTATTTATAAATATTAATCTTTTCGTAAATGAAAATATTACAACAATGAATAAAGTTGCCGATAGTATAAATTATCATTTTCACCATAAACTATTACCCTTAAAATATGGACGCCAAGGAATAAACCCAGACCCAAAACTAGGTATTAATTTAACGACTGTTCCTATTAGAGAACTTATAGGGCACGTGATAATTGTATCTAACAATCATTTTGAAGAATCGAATTTAGATGAATTGGTAAATATATCACCCAAAACTGTTGGAAATCTACGCGAATTACATTTTTCAGATGTGAAAAATAGCCACGATTCTGAAGAGTTAAAAGATTATAACCAGAAACATATGACGCGTATTAAACCAGATGAATTATTGAGAAATAAACAAAATTTTAATTATAACATACCTTGGTATTTTGGCTGTCAGTTTATTCTTATGGATTATTTTAAACCAGATGCCTATATGAAGAGTTATCTTCAACGATTTTCTAAATCATCCTTTGTATTAAAACCCTATAAATTACGCTACCATCCAACTTATATTAAAGCACCTGATAAGCAAATTAAGGCGGTTTCATTTGCTCCACAAAAGGTTACTACACCTTTTTACAGCATAACGTATTAGAATAAAATATCTATTATGATTTTATTCTAACATATAGTATTAAATAATAACATTGTTAAATAATATTATTATTTAATACTATATTTCTGTATTGCTTTTAAAAAATTAATGCCCGGTGTAAAAGAAACCAGCCGTTTCGTCTTAATACTTTCTACACATTTTTTTAAATCCATATCTCCATATGTTAATAAATAACAACATATTATAGCGGCTGAACGCTGTTTACCAGCATAACAGTGAACTAAAACACGATCATTATTCAATAAATGATTGTGTAATATAGGAATAATTTTGGGCAGATAGTCGTAAAATTTATCAATTTCAATCTCTTTTAAATTATCATCAACCGCTATACGATAATTTGTGGTATGATTGTGATAAAATGGTATGTTTTTAGAACAGTTTATAACAACATTAATATTATTTTCTATAAAAAAGGTGTTAGATTTAGCAATTAATATATTTCCTAACCATAGATTTGGAATTATTTCACAGACGGACATCACTTATTTATAATAATTATTTTATTTATAATAATTATTTCATTTATAATAATTATTTCATTTATAAATAATTATTTCATTTATAAATTATTATTTCTAATAATAATAATCTATATATAATAAATGTACGAATATTTTTATAATCTAATTGGATTATTTATAAAAAATCTATTTATTTTATTAGGACCCATATATATTAAAATAGGACAACTTTTATCATATGATTACCCTATATTAAAAAACCTCCAGACATTGCAAAATAAATGCCCCGATTTAAACTCGAATGAAATTATATACTTTCAAACGAAATACCCCCATCTCAGTATTAGCAGTAAATCAATTGCAGCTGGCAGTGTTTCCGTAGTCCATACTGGTTTACTAGATAATAAAATAGTTGCTATTAAAATCAAACGACCTAATATAGATATTAAAATTAAACGGAGTTTATGGTTAATATATATTTTTAAAGAACTTGTTACTATTATACCTTATTATAAATTTATAAATATTAAAAAGAAAATAGAATATGCTGTTAATCTATACCAAACTCATACCGATTTCCGTCAAGAACTCCTAAATTGGAAATTATTCAAAGTTAATAATGAAAATGCGGTTGATATTATTATACCTAATTTTTATGAAGACTATTGTGACGATGATATCCTGGTACAGGAGTATTTACCAGGATATAACATAGTTCAAGATAAATTTAATACGAAATCTCAAAATATAAAAATGGGTAATTTAATAATAGGGTGTTATTTTTCTGGAATATTAAACGGATTTGTGCATGGGGATCTGCATCCAGGTAATTTAGCCTGGAAGGATAATACCGTTATAATATACGATTTTGGGTTAATGATGGTTTTAGATAAGACGAAGAAAAATATGATTTTAGATGTGTTAAACAGTGTTTTTGAAAAGGATAGTAGAGCATTATTAGAACATTTTTTAAAGTATTTTATAGATATGAAATATGTTCCATCACAAGAAGCAAAAATTAAATTAATTAATAAATTTAATAGGGAGTTTTATCATAATGGTGGAAATTTATTTTGGGATATTAAGAACTTTTTGGAAAACAATGAGTTGGTTTTTAATAATAATATGATCGAATTAGAACTGAGTTTATTATCACTATTAACAACCTTGGCAAATTTATATTATTCTTTAGATGATGGATTAGAAGACTTTATTGAATCCTTTAATGAATCTATATTATAATCTATATTTTTTAGGTTGGAAATATTTTTGAAAATTAATAGACCAGGTAACATATCAAATGCTTTAGATATTATGCAATACATATCAACTATAATTTCTATTTTTGTCCCCCCGGTTACTGTTTTTTTTAATTTAATATAACTGTAACCATTCATTTTTTCGTCATCATATTCTAATAATTTGCCATAAATATGTATTATGTTTTTTGATTTTTCAAAATAAAAGATGTCCTTTCTACTTATTTTATTAATACAAATATTGGCACTCTTAAATGAAAAAATTGTTTCCAACCGCTGATAATTATCACCTTTTTCTAATAATTTAATATCTTTAATTAGATTTTTATTTGTATCAATAATTTTATCAACCGACCATATATAATCAAAAAAATACTCGGGTGACTCATTTAAAAACGAACTTATTTTGTAAAAATGTCGCCCTTTTTCAGTTTGGAATTTTTGGAATGTAATATCGTCTTTTGAATAGGTTTTTTCTATGTCCAAATCAAAATTTAACTTCTGGACCCAATCTTTTATTAAGTCTAACATATTATTATAATAATATATTTTAATTAAACAGAACTTACGGTTTTTGGGGTTTCATTATTATCCACTCTTAAATCCATTTTGTTGTTATTAGCAGTAGGAACTTTAGATGAGCTATACCTATTAGCCACACATATAATTAGTGGAATAATTAGTACAATAGCACAGAACACTAATTGTAGAATAAAACTCGCTAATCCGAATTTCCATAGATTACTTTCCCGTAGATCCGTACAATTCCCTATTTTATCATATAATTCTACACCGCCCCAACTTGCTAAACCAAGTTCAAGTAAAAATCCACAACATAGCGTAATAATTGCGTCTGAATCATCCATATTTTTAGCATTAGCTTTGTTTAAACTTAAAATAATTGCTACGAGAACGTAGGGCCATAAATTTGTATCTGATTCACAGTCGTTCCATACATTATAGTCTTGAACTAAATATAATATCCCAAAAACAACATAGCATATACACGCTACGGCTAAAGATAATCCAAATAATCCCCCAGAAAGTAGTATACAGCATTCAGAACGGTCTGATTTTTGATTGGTCATGATTGGTATATTGTTGAGAGAAAAATACTTATTTGAATCAAATTTAAATAATATTATTAAATCTGGATTAACAGGTATTGTAGATGTAGAAAATTATTATTCCTCATAAATTGTATTAAATTCACGGAAACACCTTCCCCGACATCGTTGAGCACCCTCCATAAAATACATTGTTAACACTATTCCAATTCCATAAAAAATCATATATATTATAAATATAGAAATAATTAATAATTTAATAAATTAATAATTTTATTTTTAATCTCATTCGGAGATAATACTGGACAATTCATAATTAAATCATAAAATAAGTTTATTAAATTGTCTTTTAACTTGGAATTTAATTGTTTTAACGAATCTAAACCTTCCAATGTGGTGTTATTAGGTATTTTATTCGTTTTATAAATCAGATTTTTACCAAATCTATAATTTCTAGAGTTTACCGAACAGCTCAAATATATATCTCCTATACCTGCTGGTTGATATAATTCGGATTTATTGATATCAAAAGTTTTATAAATATTATCTAAAAATTTAATTATAAACGATGCTTCAACATTCTTACCCATATCTAATTCATTAATTAATCCACACCCAATTGAAATTATATTTTTAAATATACCAAATAATTCGATACTTTTGGGACACAATGAAGTGTAAAGCAAACAATATTTAGTTTTAATTAATCTAGATATAATTTCACAGTTTTTTAATGAAAATGACGAAACTGTAAAAGAAGTATATTTTTCAGATATTAATTCATTTGCATAAGATGGTCCAGAAAGTAAAACATAATTTTTAACAGATTCGAATAAAAAATTCTCTCTAAATCCTTTACACGTAAATACAATTAAACTATTCGTAGATAAATATCGGTTATTTAATGCTAAAGTTGGAAGACAATAAAATAATATATCATAATTATTAAAATTACAATCATCTAATAATTCGGTATTTAAAGTGGCTTTAATTTTATAATTACTATATTTAGGATTACAATTTCCTGTTTTTAAATCGTCTAATTGGTTCTTATCACGACCTATAATAGTAAAATTATCCAAATTTTTATCTAATAATGAAGCAGTAGCAATGGCAAATATACCTGTTCCTATAATAGCAATTTTCATTTACTTACTTATTTTAATATTTTATTTTCGTATTTTATTTTTTGTATTTTATTAAATAGAAACAATTTTTACGTTAGAGGGGGTTAAATGCGATACGATCCGTATCCAATATTTTATTGATAGTGTAATTATACATATGGTAAAAAAGATCCATACTCTTAGTAAATCCATATTTTTTTATAAAATATAGATTATTCATTTGCTCTAAACACGTAATAATCGTATTTGGTGATACATAAATGTGTTTTAAATAATCGATAATCTGTGTGTCCCCTCTACAATAAATATATTCTATATCCAATGTATTATGATATTTATCATTGTAGGTAAATAGATTATTAACATATAGTATGACACATACAATCGTATCACCCCGATATTCCACTATAATATTTTTACTTAATGTATCCACATAGATTTTTTTAAAATCTTCAAATTGGAGTATATCATAACATTGATAGTCTTTTTTAATCGATTGGATAAAATCGTAAATATCGCGTAAATTAGAAGGATTTTTATGAAATGTATGCGTTATTGCTACTTTTTTAATATCCTTTATAAACTTATAAAAATAGGTTGTTTTAGCAACATAATTAAAGGGTAGGGGGGTGTTATCCTTTTTAAACACGAATATTTGAGTTTGGTGGCACCTGTTTATTAATTCTGCTATAAGATAGGTGGACAGGTTTTCACGCCGATTCTCGGTATGGATGCATAAAAAATCCACATAATATACTGGAAGTTCTATTTTATTTAACATAATATCGATAGGTTTGGCGTGTATAAACCCCACTAATTTATTATCTTTGAACAATTCTATATTATGGACTTTCCCACGACCATTATAAACTAATGTTTCCATTAGAAATGTGGTGTTAAACTTATTGTAGGGAGAAAAATGTGTGTTAATAAAATCGAAGGTCGATGTTGACAAGTTGGATGATTTAAAAATATATTTATTTTGCAGATTTATGTTAAATCTTGGGTTTATGGAGATGTTACCATATGGAAGCGTGTTGTTGCGGGCTACTGGTTGTTGATCCCAAAAAGGATGTTTTTTAACTGGGTAAAAAATAAATAAAATAATGAATATTATAAAAATAGAATTATACATACTTTATAATTCTATTTTTTATATTGGATTTTTACTGATAATTATTGATAATTATTGATAATTATTGATAATTAAATAAAAGAAAATTGATTCATTGAAATAAATAAATACATCGTTTTATATGAATCCGGATCTATTAAAGACTGGGTCTTGTTCTATTATTTTGGGACCAAACCATTATAAAAAGTTTAAACCTGTTAAGGAAGGAAAATTACTAAAAGTTACCGAAATTAGGGAAAAACATAATGAATTTAAATATTTAGGTATTATTAGAACTATACCCAATTATTTAAATTATTATTCTATACCTGATGAAACATGTTATCTGCTTAATCCATCCAACGCATTTTATAGTGATCTACAAAAACTTGTTCAACACGCACAATTAACTATTTTTAATGGACCTCTCCAATGTTATTATATGGATAGTGCCGGTGATATAGATTTACTCGATAGTATTAATGATATGGTGTATTACCAAAATTTGTGGAATTCATATAGCTCCATACTAGTATTTTCAAAAAAAATGATGGAAGGGTTGGAATTTCTACACAAACATAAAATATGTCATTTAGATGTAAAACCTGAAAATATTGTAATAAATACCGTAACTAGAGACTATAAGTTAATAGATTTTGGGTTTAGTTCAATGGAACCGTTTGAAGATTTCATAACTAATATAAAAGGAACGCCTTGTTATTTTCCAAAATATTATGCATCTGTAAAAATTAAACCTTGGTTACCTAAAATACAAGCGAATGATATGCTTGTGGTCGATGGACTTATTCCTATGCAACGAGATCCAAAAATGGTTTATAAAATAGATAGTTATTGTTTTGGGCGGGTTTTATATATATTAAAATACATTTATAAAATTAATATTGACTATTGTTGTTATCGTAATAAAATTAAGACTGATAAACAATTAGATAATATAATCGAATCATTATTAAATAATGATGTTAATACTAGATTAACCATTGGGGAATGTTTAGAACGATATTTTAACAGTTAGTATTTATTTCGAAATTAGCAATTTCCTTATTGATTGAAAATTTTGGTTTGAAGATAAATGGTGTGGTCTTCTTTTGTGGTTCTTTGTGTTTATATGGGTGTTCTTTCTGTTTAACCGGCTGTTCTTTGTACTCTACCCGATTTAAATCATTTTTTATAATAGGTTTAATAAGTCGCACTTTATCAACATCGTTATATATTTTATCAATATCTATATTTTTTTCTTTTTTTTCATTCTTTTCCTTTGGTTTCTTTTTATCATATTTTTCTAAAACAATATCGATATTATTATTTGGAAATTTTTCGGTAGAAAATAGGGGAGAATAGAGTTTTTTAAGATTATTGTTGTAAAGTTTGCTCTGATCACTGGCACGATTATTTGATATATCTAAATATTGGTAATTTATGTTAGCGGTAATTTTAGTTTTGGTTCTATAATGCTCCGGAGAAATAAGTTCGGTATCTTTTATTTTAGGCAATGGGTCTATAATAATCAGTAATGCCATCAGTATAATATCTATTTTCTGTCTTTTATTGGCTTTTTTAAAATCGTCTTTATACAGTGTAAACAAATCAGGGAGATATGGATTATCGCTGTATTTAAAAAATATATCCCAAAGTATCCAAGTAAAATCATTAGAAAATTTAGAATTAACATCAGTTTGCGTTCTAGTTGTGCACATTATGTATCCGTTGTGGAAATTCTTTTCATAAATAAGTATCCAATTCAGCCAAAAAACAGCGTTTTCGATCGATTTAGATAGTCCAGGGTTTTTAATATTTTCAAGAATCTCTGCCAAGGGTATTATAATATTTTTATCATCTGCGTTTTTAATAAATGGATTTATTCCATCCAAATTAGGCGATAATATTCTATTTTCATTGTTTTTCATATTAAAAAATTCAGGTTTAATTGCGGGTAGTTTAATTAATTTATATTTAGGTGAAAAAGTTAAAATACATATTATATTGTGGAAATTATTTCTTAAGAACTGATCATTTCTAAGAGATAATGGATCGTTATTTTTTATTTTATGTTTAACCTGGGTAATAAATCTAAGAAGAATAGGGATAATATTTAAGTTTGCTTTATTAATATGTTTTAAATAAAATAATAATAATTTATTGGAAATAAGTGTTATGTAGCCAGAACAATGTAGTTCAGTAAGCCATAATATAGATTTTTCGATATTACCCGATAGAATATTTTTTTCTAATTCAGAAACAATTTCACTTTTTTTATAACCATTAAATGTCTTTATTTTAAAATCAATTAGTTTTTTTCCATCTTGAATTAAAAATTCTTTTGGAATTGTATCATACATATATTATATTAGATCATAGTTTTTAATAATGATTATTAAATTATTTAATAATCATTATTAAATTTTAAACTATTATAATTTTAAATTTTCTATATAATTATTTAATATTTTTTGACCCATTGAAGTATGTATTGATACTTTCCTATTTGTGAGAGGGTTTATAATCGTATTGTATGAACAGTTCGCAGCCCCTCCACCCTTTATATTCTTACAACACCAACATTTACCACATTCGGAAAAGTCGTCGTTTTTACCCTTTGTGTATGTATTACCATTATGTTCACACATATCTTGTTCGGTACGTTTAAATTTTCGACCTTCTTTACCCCCATCTTTTCTCCATTCTTTATCTTCATTTGTAAAATCATAACATCCAGGGAATTGTACTTTTTTGGATTTTTTAGGTAGCTCTTCTAAGTCTAAACTTTTTCCCGCCTTTGGTTTTTTTTCCACCTTTGGTTTTTTTTCCACCTTTGGTTTTTTTTCCGCCTTTGGTTTTTTTTCCACCTTTGGTTTTAAAGATTTAGAACGGGCGGCGCTTTTCCGCTGACATCTATTAATTTTACCCCCCAACCATTGACAGTTTGGAGGACAAGAACCCTTACTTTGGTGCATAGTATTAGAACAATTCATTGCCATACGCTCTAATAATGACTGGTCTTTTGGTTGTTTTCGTAATCCTTTCATAATATGTGTGGGGATATTACCTTTTTCAGTATAGCATAAACCATTATGGATACAAGGTGCTTCCGAATCGCAAAAATCTGATTTCATTCCTAAAACACAACTCATTTATAATATAGTATAATATTTTTATTTTAAAATATAGTATTTAATATCTATAATAAAAAAAATATTATACTATATTATAGATGTATTCTAAAATAGTAAATCCAGTAACAAATAAATATGTTAATATTAATGGTAAATTAGGTCAACAAATTATAAAAAATTATGTAAAGTTAATTGGCGGTGCTAATCCTTCATCCTTAGAAAAGAAACGAATAAAAAACCGAAAGAAAAAGGCCAGGCAACGGGTTAACAAAGCAGTAACTTTGGCAAAAGAATTGGAAGCGAAGAAACTTTTAAAATTAAGTTCAATGTTAAAAGATCCAGATCGATATAATATCGAATCAAATACATACGGGAATTGGTTTATTACGGATGCACAAAGTTCTCTTAGTTATTTTGTTAGGATATCATTTGTAGAAGATTCAGAAGATATTGAGTATATTTACTTTAGTGGCCTATCATTAAATATATTTAATGATGATGATGATTATATTATTGGAGTAAAATCTAGAGAAAAAATTGCCGCAGAAGAATTGATAAAAACACAAACAGCAAGGTATAAATTGAGCCAAGAATTAGCCGAACAATCACAGGCAACCCGGGCAATTGAATTTGATAAAGTTAAAGAACTGCTTCATTCGTTGGATTTAAATAATGTAAATAAATCTAATATAAATAGTATATTAAATACCATTAATGAATCAGCAGATATAAATTTAATAATGGATTTTATTAAATTTAATTATTTTAATAGCCGTATAATAATAGGTAAGGGTGATGGGGGGGGCGATATATCCCAGATTCTCCATAATTTAATTGGAATATGTAAAACATTATTAATATTGAATGAAACAAATAAAAAAATATATATAATAGTTCCAGGAGATAGTGGTTATAGACAAATGAAAGTTACTGAATATTTATTAAATAATAAACATATTAATTTTATTTATATTCCTATAAGTGGAATAAAGCGTGTTAATGGCGACGAAATAAAAGACTATTTTTATCAAAAAATAAAACATATACCCATAACTGATTTAATACTAATATATGACTCACGGGTAAGAGGTATTAGCATAACATTTATAAAAACCCAATTAGATAAACATGATTATAAAAATATAATGGAACTTGAATTCCCCAATCATATGAATATAGAAATGTTTTTAGAATCGGATAAGGATAAGAGATGCACACCCTATTATGCTGATGTTACTAAAGAACTTACTAAAATAGATACTAATATATGTAAATATGTTATACTGTTTTTATACTATAAAATAATATCTGGAAAACATATTAAAGAACTTGGTAACTAAACGGATTATTATTTAATCCGTTTAATAATATATCTATATTTAAATATCACTATAAAATATATGAATAATAATTATAAATCTATAAGTAAAAGTCTAGCATCATCTAATCGTGTTAATGGACCTTCTATTAAAATTAATAATAAAATATTAAATTTTAATCCTGAAATAAGTCCTTGGAGTGATTTTGGAAAGCATATACCAAATGTATTATATAATTTATGTCCAGGTGAATTATATAAATATGCTTTAAGAGATGGTAATAGTATAATATCATCTACAGGTGCTTTAGTATCCTACTAGGGTATTAAAACGGGGCGTTCTCCTAAAGATAAACAGGTTGTTTATGATAAAAACACCCAGGATATTTGGTGGGGGGCTAATAGTCCTAATATTAAAATGGATGAAGCAACATTTTCGGCTTGTTTTGGTGAAGCTTTTATAGCGTGGGATCCGTTAAAATACGCAAAACTATTAGAAGAAAACCATAAATGTAATGTTTGGTTAATAAATACCGGATGGTTGGACGGTTCTTATGCTTTAGGTAAACGTTGTAAATTAGAACATACCCGCGAAATAATTAATGCAATTCATAATGGTACATTGTGCAATGCGGAATATGCCACATTACCTATGTTTAATTTAGAATATCCAATCCATTGTAATAATATAGGTAATACTATATTAAACCCACGAAATTTATGGGAAAATAAAGAGGAATATGATAAACTGTTGAAACACTTAGCAAATGGATTTATTACTAATTTTAAAAACAATTGGAATCATATGGACTGTAATTGTAATTATTATTTATTACTATCTTTAAACTAACATATCTGTATAATAACACCCACCATGTCATCACTCCATTTATATCCATTAATACAAGCAGAATCCATAGTCTTTCCCATATTTTCCAACATTTCTGTATCTTATTTTCTAAATTTTGAATAGTATTCTCTTTATTATCGTCTATTTTAAATAACTTGAGACATTTCAGATCATAATCTGGGTTTTTTCCGAAAATAGACATTTGAAATAACAATTAATTTAAAGTTATTTCAAATTTTTCTCTTTTACTATAAAATTCTACTTTCTAGTAAAGAATCGGCATCTTATTATTAATACCTCGTAATTATAATATATTTTTTATATTTCTATAAAATATATTATGAGTTGGACATCAGACATTCATAGCGAATTGCCAATACAAGTTTCAGATAATGTTCAACCTACAACGATCCCAGATATGTTTCATGAAACAGTAAAAAAATTCCCTAGCAACATTGCTATATCGTGGAGAATTGATACAAACTATATTAAAAATGATTCACCCTCCTATTATCAATTAGCGAACACAGCCGAAAATAGCAGATGGGACCACATGACTTGGCAACAGTTAGAAAATCAAGTCTATATTTTTGGGGGAGCTTGTGTAGCGAATGGTATGAATTCGAAGGATGTGGTGATAATAATGGGGTTTAATTCGCCCCAATGGTTAATAGCGTTTCATGGCACTGTTCAGGCAGGTGGTGTAGTCGCCGGAAGTTATTTAACAAATACAACCGATACCTGCAAATATTTGGTAAATAATTCGAATGCTAAATTTGCTTTTGTCGAATCGTGGAAACATGGTATAAAATTTTTAGATGATTTAGAAGATAATAATAGTAGTTTAGAAAAGATAATTGTATGGAATATGGTCGAGAGTTTAGAAGACATTAAACTTAATAATCCAAATATAATATCTTTTAAAGAATTTATGGACCTAGCACCTAAATTAGAAAAATGTATTGAGAACATAACTGAAATAGAAAAGACATTGAAACCAGGGGAATGCTGTGATTTAATATATACTTCTGGGACGACAGGTAATCCAAAGGGTGTTATGCTTAGTCACGATAATCTTACTTGGGATGTACAGACATCTATCGGATTAATAAAGAAATACACTCAAAATAATATGGGTTCCGAACAAGTATTCCTGTCATACTTACCATTAAGTCATATAGCGACGCAAATGTTAGATATTATGTTTTCTTGTTATACTGGGGGTAGTATTTGGTTTGCTACTCCTGACGCACTTAAAGGAGGATTATTACCGCTTCTACAACAAACAAGACCAACATTATTTTTTGGTGTTCCAAGAGTTTGGGAAAAAATAATGGATTCTATTAAAGCAAAATCGGATCAAAATTCATATATCAAAAAGAATATAGCTAATATGGCTAAATATGTTGGATTATCGGTTAATATGGAGTTAGCCGCGACAGCTGGTCGTTCAGGAGGGTGTTATAAATCGACAAATATTTATGATCTGTTTAATAAATTAGTTTTTAAAAAATTAAAAATAATGTTAGGATTGGATCGGTGTGATTTTTTTGGAAGTGGGGCAGCTCCCATAAGTACTGACACACTATCTTTTTTTTGGAGTTTAAATATTCCGATTACCGAAGGGTTTGGTATGTCTGAAACCTCCGCTATTTCAAGCATGTGTCTATTTCCTAAACAAGTTTGTATGGGATATTCTGGAATGGAGATTTCGGATGGGTTAATTAAAATTGCTGGGGATGGCGAAATCTTGCTTAAAGGTCGAAATATAATGATGGGGTATTTAAATAATTCAGATAAAAATACCGAAACATTTACTCCTGAAGGATATTTGAAAACAGGAGATATAGGAATATTAGAAAAATCCCCAAACGGAGATGTAAATTTATTAAAAATAACCGGGCGTATTAAAGAACTCATTATTACAGCGGGTGGAGAAAATATTGCACCAGTTCCTATAGAAACAATTATAAAAAATGCCTGTCCGTTAATTAGTAATGTAATTCTGATTGGTGATAGACGTAAATTTTTATCGGTATTGATAACACTCAGGGTTGTTATAAATCCAGATACAATGGATGCGTCAAATGAATTGGACGAAAACTGTCTTATAGCATTAACTAAAATTGGCTCTAATGCTAAAACTTTGGAGGAGGCTATAGAAGATCCTATTGTTCAAAAGGCTATCGATAAATCGATTTATTTATACAATAATCAAGCGGTTTCTAGTGCTCAAAAAATTCAAAAATATGTTGTTTTAAATACGGATTTTACAATTGGGGGTGGTGAATTAACAGGGACCCAAAAAATAAAACGTAATATCATTTTAGAAAAATATAAAATAGAAGTAGAGAGTATGTATAAATAAAATATATTATTATATTATAATGATTGGAAAATTTATTGATAAAATTAAAGAAGCATTTACAAGAGAGAAAGGCGAATCGATAATAAATTATCATGGAGATATGTTAAAGTTACTACTACCATTATATACAATATCAAGCGTTGATAATAAATTAATTTTTGTCGAAAAATTAATTGCTAATCAATTAGTTGTAGAGTCTTTAAAAAGAATAACAAGAATTCGGAGACCACGGGAAGTTGAAGATGATGGTGATATTAGTAATGATATGTCATTTCCATCTGGACATGTTGGGGCGGCTGCTACGGCCGCGTTTTTTTATTACTATAATGATAAAAAACAAATAAAGAAATTAAATATATACTAATTCTCTTATCATTTTATGTTGCATATAGTAGAATTCATTCGGATGCCCATAGTATATATGATGTATCCGCGTCAATATTAATCTCTGCACATATGGCCCGAATTCAGGATTCATATTTTAATAATTATTTTAAATTATAATAATTATTTTAAATTATAAATCACTAATATTATGTGTTTTAATAAATATTTTAGGCAACAATTCTAATTTATATTTATACAGTTTTTTATAACATTTTGAAATAGTAACCTCCGATATTTTACACGCCTGCGCCACATTTTTTTTAGTAATCAGATAGTTTAATAAGTTAACTACTAAAAATATAGTTCCAGCAGCAATAGAGGGTGAGGTGTTGTCTTCCACTATATTATGTTGCGAACTTAACGATTTAATAGCCACAAATTCACATACATATTTTATATCGTCGGATAATTGTAAATTAGAACAAAATCGGTCGATATAATCTAGAGGATTAGAACTATTAATCTTGACGATTTCAATATTATTCAGTCTAAATATTTCTTTAAATTTCTTACACCCTTTAGTCATATCTTGAATATTAATTTTAAAAAGGGATGCCACTTCCTTGGTGCTTCTTGGAACATTTTCTTTTTGACAGGCCATATACATACAAGCTGCTATTAACCCACTGCGATTAGAACCACGGTGTATACTGTTTTCACTGATTACTTTATAGTATGTTTTAGCCTGTTCAACTATAATTTTAGGTATTCCCTGTAATTTTGCTTTAGATGCTATTTCAGTAAATACTTTTAATTGACTTCTTTCTTTGTAAGGCATCGAATTCCAAATATTATACTGAATCATTTTTTTAAAACTAATAGATGAATTCATGCTTATTAATGAACCTAAAGAAGATTCTGGTAATAATACATTTGTTGGCATCCCCAATCTTTCTGGATTAGATGATTTATTATCAAGCTCGCCATAATATCTTTCTACATCTTGGCTTAACGTTTTATTTTGATAAATACCACATATAGAACAATAATAAGTACCATCCTGGTATACTAAACTATTTGTATTACAATGTTCACATAAATTAATATTTGTTGTATTATTTTTAATACTAGAATCTTTAAAAGACGAAAATATATCAAACATATCGGGCATCGTTTTGCTCATCATTTCGGTCATCGTTTAAAGAATAGTTTTTTTTTTAAAAATGAATCAAATTTAATAATAAATAATAATTTATAGAAAATATTAATTAAAAATAATTATTAGCAGAATATGTAGACTCCAAGGAAACTATTTCCCGTTGTTGATTTAAAAACCCCTCAATACGAGTTTTTTTAAAATCTATATAATATATTTCTGGAACAAGTTCTTTATCTATAATATAATTATATGGAATCATAATATACCCAGATTTTCCAAAACTTTTACCATAGGATAATTGTAATATAAAACATTCAATATTATCAATATAACCCACTAATAAACCAGTTAACCCTCCCACTCTCTTATCAACACTGAAATCAGGTAGCCACAATTTATCGATTACATTATTAATATCATAGTATAATACAAATCCAATTGCTAAAACAAAATCGTTTTGTAACAGATGTTTTAGTATATCTATAGAATTATCCACTCTATAAATTTCTATAAATTTGTAGGGTTCGGCTTTTCTATAACAGTCGTGTGTAGGGTCATCTATATTATTTTTAAGGGATGGGAAATCATTTTCAGAACAGAACCCATATTTTTCAATCGATTTAAATATGGTTTCATAAGATAATAATGATTGGATCGATTTATAAAATGCACAGTTTTTATAAATAAAAAGACGTGATGGTGGGAAAACATCTAATTTATTTATGGCTAATTGGTAATTTAGAAGCGATGTTATTGTTGCTATGGGATGTAGTGGTAATTGATCGATATTAATAACTGGAGGACAATTATTCCTTAAATCAATGTAATTTTTGTCTTTATTATAGTCTATTTTAATATATTTATCAATTGTTTGATCATTAATAATTGGATATTCTTTTAGAGGAAATGAAGGTATCCAATTATATTTTGCATTGAAATATTCTTTATTTTCCGAATTTATAGGACCACTTTCACTATTACCCATTGATTTATAGATAAACTAATGTATTAATTTTAAATATATAATTAATACATTAATTTATCTATAAATCAATGGTGTAAGAACCATCTTTAAAACTCAATTGTTTAATTGTTATAATATCCTGTGTTTTAATATCATAATTTATATCATTGGATTTGATTTTTTTAGTAAAGATTAAATCTAATAATTCAATCAATAGTTTTTCTCTTGTGTCCTTCGTTAAAGCATCTGATTTTTCCAAAGTATTAATATATTTAATTAATATTTTCTTTTTTTGATATTTGTCTAATTTAGACCACGTTTTATTATAATCTAATGAACTGATAATGTTTATTAGATTTTCATCATCATTATCAATAACTGTATAATTTTCTACTCGTCCTTCAGGATTCTTTCTTATATCACGTTTATAATTTATATAATCTTGTTTGCGTTGCATACTTTCCATTGTATATTGATCCCGTGTGGACAGGTTTTTATTTACAGTTGTTTTAAAAACAACGGGTTTATCCGGCTTCAACCCATCTTTTATAGAGGTGTTAAGATTTTCAATATCTTGGACAATATTATCGATTATTTTTTCAAATTCCATATTATTTTATATACTATATAATTTCAATTATTATCAAATTTTTCTAATTTTATTAATTAATTATTCTTAGAGAATAATCTTAGAGAATAATTAATTTTTCTAAGAGAATAAACTCTATAATAATTAGTCTTATACTGATGATGTGTCACTGCGCTTTTTACACGATATATTTGAAAATGATGTATGTATCGATTTTAAACAAATGTAGAATTTATGTCCAAATTGTTTTGCCTTTATTTTTATACAATGACAGCATTTAATTGTTTTTATCTTATATTTTTGGAAAGTGGAAACGGGTTCATCTTCACGCATATCTTGATAATTTATAATGTTTAATACTACATCATTTATATTATTGTCTGTTGAAGACATTAAATAACATGTATTACAAATTATGTTATAGTTTTTTGATTTATTATATTGAATAAGTTTACAACAAGGACTTTTAACATTGCATTTTGAACATACACTTATTATTTGTGGATTCATATTATATAATACTATATATAAATAAATAATAAATTTGATAATATTTATTATTTTTATATAATAAACATTATGTCTAATGTTACGAATGATATTATCCAATGTACGGCCGATTTTATAAATCACTTTATAGTATCCAGTACAACTATTGATGAAATTATAGAGTATGTTTATGGTATGTTAATAGAAATATACGATAAGAAAAATATTTATATTGAGTATATAGAGCAAGTAATAAGTGAACACTACAGTGAATACAACACCAAATATAATTTTATTAACGACAGTTTATTAAATACTGAAAGAGTTAAACAATTGATAGAAAAACCACAAAGTATTCAACGGAGTGAAGAATGGTTTAATCAGCGGAAAAACTCTATAGGTGCTAGTGAATTATCATCGATATTTAATAAAAATCCTTTCTGTTCTTACAATAAATTATTGTTAAAAAAGGCTGGTTATGTAGAACCAGCGATGTCAAACACTAATATATATTGCCAACATGGTATAAAATATGAAGAGATTGTTCAAAAAATATATTCTGAAAGAACGCATCAGGAAATAATAGATTTTGGTTCTATTGAACACGAAAAACATAGTTTTATAAGGGCATCGCCCGACGGTATTACTCCTGACGGTATTATGTTGGAAATAAAAGTCCCTCTTAGTCGAAAATTGTATGGAATCCCTCCAATATATTACTGGTATCAGGTTCAACAACAGATGGAGGTGGCAGAATTAAATAGTTGTGATTTTTTAGAATGTAAAATAAAAGAATATTGTTCGTGGAAAAGTTTTTTAGACGATAATTATAAAGGTGATTATAGTAAAACAGATAAAGATGATGAAAAGGGAATATTAATAGAGTATATTGATAAGGATAAATCTTTTAACTATGTATATCCTAAAAAAATAAAATATACTTTTAAAACTCGAAAAGAATGGGAAAAAATAATTTATGGAGAGGTTGCTTTATTAAAATCGGAAGTTTTAGGAGATCCCACTAAAACATTTTCTAGAATTGTTTCGTGGGCTGTAGATGAATATTCCTGTTTACGAGTATACCGAAATAAGTGGTGGTGGGAAAACAATTTTCACCTGATGGAAGAGTGCTGGAACAAGGTTATATACCATCAAAAAAACGGTTATACCGAATTAATAAAAAAAAAAATAACTAGGCCTAAAAAACCTTTAAATAATACATATAATTTCATATTAGATTCGGACTAAGTCTAGATTTAAAAAAAATTTAATTATTAAATATAATCTATATGAAAACTATAAATGATTTAAATAATAAATATAAAATTATTAAAAAAATAGGAAGTGGGGCTTTTGGGGATGTGTATAAGGGATTAGATAAAAATACAAAAAAATTTGTAGCTATAAAAATTGATAAACAGGAAATTAATGAATCTAAATTAAATACGGAGTTTGAATTATACCAAACTATCCACGCATATGATGGAATAGCCTCTATAATTTGGAAAGGGGTCATCAATAATAAAAATATATTTATAATGGAATACTTGGGTCCAAATTTGGATGATTTATTTGATTTTTGTGGTAATAAGTTTAGTATTAAAACCGTGATAATGATAGGAATTCAATTATTAGATAGAATTGAATTGTTGCATAATAATAATATTTTACATCGGGATATTAAGCCAGATAATTTTTTAATAGGAAGTAAATCTAAAAAAAATACGGTCTATATTATTGATTTTGGATTATCTAAAAAATATAAAAATGAATCGGGAGAACATGTAGAATATAGAAAAACATCCAATTTTACTGGATCATACCGATATTGTAGTATTAGAAATCATAAGGGTATCGAACAGAGTAGGCGAGATGATTTAGAGTCTATAGGTTATATGCTAATATTTTTTTTAAAGGGAAAACTTCCTTGGCAAGGATTAAAGTCGTCAAATATAGAGAAACGACAGCATATTAAAAACATTTTCGAGGTTAAAAGAAACACATCTATAGATGAATTATGTTCTGGTATTCCGATCGAATTTTTAAATTTTATTAAATATGTTAGAACATTGAGATTTAATCAGATTCCAAATTATAATTATCTAAAATCGTTACTATTAAATATATTTACCAGATATGACTATGAATTTGATAATGTGTTTGATTGGACTTTAAAAATAAGAAAAAGGAATAGAGATAAACAAAGGGAACTAGATAGGGAATAGGGATGTAGGGAGATAATAATTAATTAAAAATAGTTTTTAATATGGTGTATGGAGCCATATTGGGAGTTAATATTCCTATAATAGCAATAATACTATTAATAATAATTATATTTTTAGCTGTATTTTTTTTTATATAGAGTGGACTCCCCACAAGTCCACTATATTTATTTGATATTAGAGTCATAAAACATCTGTTATCAAAAATGTAGTAGGAAATAAATATTAAAAATAAATATATAAAATAGTAATATAAATAGTCTGGTTTTAAAAATATACCCCATTGAAGCACCAGAGTTCCAATGATGTGAATAATAGATAATATATAGACTCTAACTTTATTATTAGATTCATTTGAAAACAATGTATTTTTAATATTAGTAAAATGTAATTTATAGACATCCTCTAGGTATGGTAAATCTTTCATATATATTATAAATGTATATTAATTTAAATTATTTTATGCCGTGTATTTATAAAATAATACGCAGAATAAAATGTAACCGAATTTGGTAATGAAACTCTTCTTTCTATGGTGAAGGGAAGGGAAGGGGAAATTTAATTAGCACAATACATTATTATTATTAATTTCATAATGTATTATTATGAAATTAATAAAAACCTATGAATATCTAAAACCTGTGAATATCTAAATATATTATTAATAAAATAATATAAAAATAAAGTGTTTATCTATATTAATTATGAATAAATTAGAATTATCTATGTTAATAGATAAAGAAGTTGTATCTAACACACATTATCTAGAAAATAGGAAAGCATATACCTGGATAAAAGATAAAAATATAGAGAATTGTTATAAATGTAACACTAAATTTACAATTTTAAATAGAAAACATCATTGTAGAAGTTGTGGTAAGATATTTTGCGGGTTATGTTCTAATTTTTGGTGTAAAATTCCGGATTATGTAAATCATTTAGAGGAACACAACCTATGGGGCCGGAATATAATAGACTACTTAAAAACTAAAACAATTCAACGTGTTTGTCAAACGTGCTATACAGATATATATAATTTATTAGAATTGGTAAAAGTAATTAAAGTATTTGATCTTCTACCCTTAACATTAAAAGATTATCTTACAATCTCATTAGTATGTAAATCATGGAATAAGATTGCTAATTATTATTTTTCATATTTTAGAGATATTCAATATTATTTACCAACAACTGTATACAATAAAAAAGATGTAAACATTATATATAATAATATTGATGCTTTTTCGGGTCATTCATCGTGGGGGGTACATTTAATTCTCCTATATGATACACTAAAAATAAGCGATACTAAATTAATAGATATAATTAAGAAAGATCGGTTTAAAAAATGTTCCCAATTATTGTGTAAATCATTGTGTAAACATACATTAAATATAGAAGATATAATTATATGTTTAAACAAAAATATATACAGTTATGCAATAGTGAACTATTTATTGGAGAGTATTGCCAGCCTAGATTCAGATATTCTATTATTCTATTTACATAATTTAGTTTATAAACTGAGGTTTTACAGCGACCATCCCGATATCTTAAAATGTTTTACGGATTTTTTAATGAATAAAAGTAAAGAGTCAATTGAATTTTCGAATATTTATTTTTGGTTACTCACAAATAATATTCACACTATTAAATATAATAACTTGTATGCCACTATTCGTAAGAATTTAATTAATTCATTTAATAAGGATAAATATGCTTTATTTATTTCAACATATGATTTTACGAACAATATAATAAAAATTATTGATGAATCGAATGATATTAAACCAGATGTTATGAATCATTTCCGAAATAATAATTATTTTATTAGTAATAATCTATATTTACCCATTAATATTTTAAAAAAAATAACTAAAATTGATGTAGATAATATCGCCATTATAAATTCTAAAACAAAACCCCTTATAATACCCTTCTACTCAAATAATAAAGAGTTGTATCAAATAATGATAAAAAAAGAAGATATACGGAAAGAATATATCATTATGTCAATAATTAAATTAATTAATTATTTTTTACTAAAGGATTTAGAACTAGATCTAAATATAACAACTTACAATATATTGCCTGTATCAAATAAATATGGGTATATAGAATTTGTTAATAATTCATATACGCTGTATGGTATTAAAGAAATTCATAATTTTAGTATACAAAATTTTATTATGGAGAAAAACCCAGATATTACTGTAAAACAATTAAGAAATAATTTTACAAAAAGTTGTGCTTCCTATTGTGTTATAAGTTATTTACTTGGAATAGGGGATCGTCATTTAGATAATATAATGATCACACATGAAGGCTATATTTTTAATATAGATTTTGGCTATATTTTGGGCATTGACCCCAAATTGATCGCTCCTGAGTTTAGAATTACGTCTGAAATGATCGATGCCATGGGTGGTTTAAATAGTAAATATTATACCGATTTTAAATTATATTGCTCACAGGCTTACAATTGCTTAAGAAAACATACTAATATTTTTTATACATTGTTGCTCGAATTAAGCGAATTAGAAGATAATGCGATTACAAAAGACTATATAAAAAAACAGGTTTTAGATCGTTTTATACCTACTGAAAATTATAAAGATGCTGAAATTCAGTTTAATTATAAGATTGTACGAAATTCTAAAACCTATACAGGGGAAGTTATCGATTATATCCATAAAAAGGCAAAAGGATTGTCTAATTCAAACCAAACAGATGAGAAAATCGAATCGATATACGATTCAGCCATAAATGTTATTCAATCGACATCGACTTTAACAAAAAATATTAAAAATGGTATTAAAAATATATTTTCATAATTATTATTATAGAATAATAATAATTATGAAAATAAGATAGTATTACTATCTTATTTGAAAGAAAAAATAAAGATAAAGGGAAGGGAAAGGAAAGGAAATAAGATAATATTATAGTATAATATCTTATTTTTTTAAAATTTAAGCGGATACTGGTGCTGTTTCTGCCACTGCCTCAACAACATCCTTAATTACAACTCTTGACAATAGTCCATTAATTTGCATAAATGTATACCAATCATCCTTAAGTCCAAAGATCGGCGTGAGAACCTTATCTTTTGCCCATTGTTTCTTATTTTCAGGATTTTGGATATTAGCGGATTTAATATAACCAGATACAGCCTTCATCATAATTTGTCGAGTGTACAAACCATTATGCTCCAATTCAACACCTTCATCAAGAGCCGGTGGATACTTCTTCATAAACTTTTGCATCTTATCAGTAACCTTTTGTGGCTTCTGAACAACCTTTCGCTTAGGCCTGGATTTAATTACTTTTTTAACTTCTTTATCCATTTCTTTAGACAATTGTTTTAAACTATTATGCCAAAGTTTATGACTAGTCTGCATATTTGTAGACTCTTCGATAAGTTGATTTAAAATACTTTTAACACTAGATTCTTGGATTTCTGGAACTGGAACGCTTACTGATTGATTTTCGTGACTCATTGCTATGATATATTGTTTTGTTATACTTTTAAGTAATTATAAATACGATGTAATCAAATTTTTTTTAAATTGATGTTAATTGATGTTAATTGATGTTAATTTGTGTAAATAGTTAATTATTCGCACAAATTAACATCATTGCTAATACGGATTATGCCCTAGATTGATAGTGGTTTTTAATTATATTGGGGATAATATATAATAGTGCTACAATATTCTTTTTAATATTTGTAATATTAAAATATTATAATATTGAAAAGAATATATATTATCCCAGTATTAATTTAATTATATTATTATATGTACATTACATTGGAAATAATAAAATAATAATATAAAGATTATTATTTTTATATTATAATATATAATATGGAGAATAAAAATATAGAGAATGAAATAAAACTGGAAAACTTAACAACCGAAACCATTTTAACTAATCTTAAAATTCTTTCTAATATAAAACCTACTGATAAACTAACTCAAAATGGTGATTTATTAATGATCGACCCAACCGATTTTACACAATGTGTTAAAAGATGGTGGAATAATAATTCCAGAATACATACAATGGATGCGATTGAACGTATTATAGATCAAACATTTATTACTATAGATAAAATTTATAATTCTGAAATTCAAAATACGGTTGATATTAATGTTGATAATAATTATTATTATAAAAGAGTTGTTCCAGAAAATTATTTTAAAACAGATAATTCACAACAATTGCAAATATTATCCAGTGAACTCGTAAATGCTGTTAAAGGATTACAAAATCTTAAACTAACTTATGTAGAAGATATATCTATATGTTCTAAAATTGATATTATTATAGATAAAATTACTATTAGAACTAGTAAAATTAATAAATTATTAACTATACAAACGTATCCCAAAAATATTCCCAAATAAATATTTATAAATATATAAAATTAAACCTTTTATATATTTATACTATACTATGCAAATTCATCTAATATGTTGTAAAACTACCGATAATGCTATCGGCTTTGATAATAAATTACTGTTTCAATTAAAAAAAGATATGCAATTTTTTAAAAAAACAACAACGGATACTTCAAATCTCAACTTAAAAAATGCTGTTTTAATGGGTAGAAATACATTTTTATCTATTCCTAAAAAATACCGTCCATTGGAAAATAGAATTAATTTAATTGTTTCAAACAATCATTATGAATCTATAAAAGAAGAAGCAGAAAAGCATTTAAATACCTATGTATTTAATACGATCGACCAAGCTATTATTTATTCTTTTTCGAATGATGCTGTTGAAAATTTATATGTAATCGGAGGGGCTTCACTATATAATTATTTTATAGAAAATAGTTTGTTTGATTCTATGTATCTAACCGATATAATTACCCCAAAAAATATACCAGCTGATACTTTTTTTCCAACCATAAATATAGAAAATTATACGATTGATCTTGTGGCATCATACACCGAAAATGATGTTAAATGTTTAGCTGATGCTTCTATAATACCATCTTTAAAATTTACAATTAATAAATATAGTAATATTATAAAAAATACTATTTATAAAAATGATGAGGAATTACAGTATTTGAATATATTGGCAGATGTTTTAAAAAATGGTGATATACGGGAAACCCGCAATGCAACCACTATTTCTAAATTCGGGGTTAAAATGGAATTTAATATTACCGAATACTTTCCATTGTTAACGACTAAAAAAGTATATTGGAAAGGGATTGTTCATGAACTACTTTGGTTTATTAATTCTAAAACAGATTCAAAAGAATTGGAAAAAAATAATGTTAAAATATGGAGTGGTAACAGTACCCGCGATTATTTAGACAGTATTGGATTAAACCATTATGACGAAGGCACATGTGGACCTATATATGGATTTCAGTGGAGACATTTTAATGCCGAATATAAAGGACCTGATGAAGATTATACTGATAAGGGGATTGACCAATTACAAAATTGTATAGATTTAATAAAAAATGATCCAACATCAAGAAGAATATTTATGACTGCTTGGAATCCGTGCCAGTTACAAGAAATGGCTTTACCGCCCTGCCACGTATCATATCAATTTTATGTTAGAAATGGTAAGTATATCGATTGCCAAATGTACCAACGATCCGGGGATTTATTTTTAGGGGTCCCTTTTAATATTGCCTCAACAGCTCTATTAACATATATAATTGCTACTAAAACGAATTATATCCCTGGGAAAATTATTATTATTATAGGTGATGCCCATATTTATTCCAATCATATAGAACAAGTAAAGACGCAGTTGTTGAGAAAGCCATACCAATTTCCTTGTCTGAAAATTAATAAACAAGACAATATCGAAGATTACACGTTTGATGATTTTAATATAACGTCCTATTATCCACATCCTAATATTAAAGCTCAAATGGTTGCTTAATTACTAAATACAGTTCCTGCCATCCCATTACTAATTCGTAATATATTATAATTAACTATATAAAATTCAGCATTGTATTCATAGTCTCTAGATACATTTTTACCTAATTTAACATTGGCTGTATTTATAGGCGTTTCTTGTAATTCTATATCAAAAACTATATTATTTAATCTTGAAAAATTACAACTTCCAGAGGGTTGGTATTTTTCGGGTTCTAATGAGAACGAATATGTATATATTGGCTCACACGTCGCTTTTGTATGATACATATAGGGCTGTATGTAGGAATAATAATTAAATGTTTTTCTATCTTCTCTTACCGATCCATTGAATTTTATTTCCATTGTTTTTAATGGATTTAATACATAGTTATTAAAATTATATTTATCTATAATTGGTATACAACAAGCTTTTGTAAATAACCATACTTGTTTAAATTCTTTAATTTCTTCTAATGTATACAGACTCTGTGTGTTTTCTATGTTAAAATCCAATAATATACTGGATGGATCACCTGCTTCACCATAGGGACCATATCTAAATAATAATTCCTGAAACCGGTCACATTCGATGTCCTCATTATTAATGTTAATTTTTATAGGGTTTAATTGGGCTGTTTCGCAACAATCAAACCACCAACCATTCTGTAAATAATACTGGTAATTTTTCGATTTATCCGTTATATTATGTGGTAAAGAGGTGTAGTTTAACCACTCATTTCGCTGATCGTTATCATTTCTATTAAAAGTAAATAAAATTTCTTTTACAGGGTGATATAATTCTAAACAGATTTGCGATTTAGGTAATATGTCCAATGTTTCGATTGTTACCACTTGTTCTATTAAATATTCTTGCCCTTGTTTTGCGAATATTTTCCGCTCATCTATATCTAAAAATATATATTCTACAATTAACGTTGCATTATGATCCCATGTTGCTTCTCTATAATCACCATATATAAAATTACTTATATGGTCATTTTTATTAGATTCTGGTTTTTTCCTAACATATGTGGTATATTCCCCTAAATTATCTTCTAAAAATGCATTTTCCCTCACATCGGTTATATTATACACTTTATTTTCTAAGGTATTAAGTTTTTTTTGAAATGAATTATTAAATGCTATATGATTATTTGTATTTATATTCGATGAAGTATCCGTTATCACACTATTACTATTTATTAATGAACTATCGTTGGTATTTAATGAAGTATTGTCGCCAATTAATGAACTATCGTTGGTATTTAATAAACTATCCGTCATTATATTAAATTCTTCTGTAATTGTATCATTTATAGTCGTCGAAGAATCCAAATCCCAACTATCTATATTTGATAATTTATTTTTAACTGGTATTATCTTATTGATAAATTTACTACCGTTATGTTTAACTGAATCTTTTAATGTATTAGATTGAAATTTTTTATTATACATTGAGTTTTTATCTAGATTATTAAAAGTTAATTTAGATGTATCATTTTCCGCTATACACATATTTATTTCGGATTCATCGTCTTCTTCTACCCCCCCATCTTCTTCTTCTTCCTCTTCCTCTACCTCCCCATCTTCTTCCTCTTCCTCTTCCTCTTCCTCCTGGTCCCCTTCACATTCTATATGATCTGATTGAAAATTGGGGGCGTTGTAGGATTCTTCTTCCCCTTGCTCCCCTTGCTCCCCTTGCTCTTGCCCCCCTTGCCCTTGCCCCCCTTCTTTAGCCATATAGTGTTCATTATTTTTATAGTAGTAATACATCTTATCCTTTTTTTTAATCGTGTATAAATCTTTAATTGGTTTAAAGTCAATTTCTATATTAATTTCGTGATATTGTAAACTAATAAGTGGGACGGCTAATCCAGTATTTTTTGTAAACCAAAAAGGTATGGGTATAGTTAAAACACGTCCAAATATGCTGGGATGTGTTTTATAAAATTTACTGATTTTTTTATTGCACTTATATTTGGTATTATCGGAACCAACATACCTATTATTATCTAAATGTGTATATGATAAATCACTTTCATTTCCAATCATTTTATCTACTAAAAATTGTTTATCACCTTTAGTTGTTAAGTTATTTATGTTCCATATATATTTACCAGATATTCGTTCAATTTTATTCCCACCTATAAATATATCTATATAATTAATCATACTTGGTCCAATGCCTCTAACCCAGAAAAATTCATCTTCCTCCGATGAAAAAATATCAGGCAACGTAAATTCTAAAAAAATATTTTTTACTAAATCGGCATTTCTTGGAATTTTAGTTTTTAGTTTTATTGTATTTTCATAAGATAATTCGTGGCTTCCTTCCAATGGAATTTCGATTGATTGAATCGAAAAATTAGTATATCTTCTATAAACAGTTTTAAAAAATGTTATTTGAGGATTACCATTAATATATTCGTTTTCAGACCCATATGCGGATAATTGTAATAATCCACCACCCATACTTAATTATAATATAATAGTATTCTTTATATTATAATTATTATTATTAAATTATTATTATTAAATTATTATTATTAAATTATTATTATTATTATTATTATTATTATTATACTAAACTTAAACTTAAACTAAACTAAATTAAATATCCTAGTAAATAATGTATCATAGGAATAAATATCAATATTAGGGTTTAATGTTAATATTTTAAATACCCAATATCTCGGTATAGATAAAATATTATTTTTATTTAATTTTAGTTGTATGTATTTATAATCGTACGTATTATTTATATTTTTTAATGATGTGATTGCTCCTTCCTTTCCCTTTTCCGTTCCTTTACTAGACACCTGTTTAAATTTACTAGATTCGATTGGTGTTGAAATATTAATAATTATAGCATCATTTACAACTATAAATAATAGATCATTTGTATGGCATAAATAATTATTATAATCTAAATTTTTTATAGTATATTTTTTTATCGTTATAGGGGATATTATATCATCTATATCTATATTTTTTGTAAATATGATTGGTAATTTTTCCCGAATATACTTATTATAATTGGTTAATTTATTATTAATATTCAATATTTCATAGGTATTATTTACTTTATAAAACTCTCTATAATGTAATATAAATACAATAGATATAATTAATAAAATACTATAAAAAATGCTATTATATAACTTCATTTAAATACTAAAGATATTATTTATTATTTATAATCGTATAATTATTTAAAGATTAATAATATATATTATATTATAGTAAAAATGACACAGTGTTTAGGTTCAGTAAAATGGTTTAATAATAAAAAGGGTTTCGGGTTTATAACTAATTTAGAATCAAATGATGATATTTTTGTTCATTATTCTGGTATAAATGTATCTGATGATACATACAAAACGTTAATTGATGGTGAATATGTAAGTTTTTTGGAAGATACGTTGGAAGGTGGTAAAAAAACAGCAATCAATGTAACTGGTATTCAAGGTGGTCCTCTGTTATGCGAACATCCTACTAAAAAAGTTATATTGGTTAATAAAACTGAGCGGTCGGAAACTTCTCAATAATGTAGCGATCATTAAGAGCATCCTTTATGGATATTCTTTTATTTGAATCCCATTTAAATATTTTTTTAAGTAAATTATAAAAAGATTGATGCAACACTAATGTATCTAATTTTTTATAAGGTTCTGTCCAACAAAATAAATCTTTTATAATTGTTTTATTAGTTATAGATTTAATAAAACAATTATCAAACTCACCAAGAAAGTTATAATGGTTTTGAATTAAGATTTTTTCATTTTTCGAACTAAATAATGCTTTCCCAATAATTAATTCATACATAATACAACCTACTGACCATAAATCAATTCCCATATCATACTTACAACCAAGCATGATTTCGGGTGCGCGGTAATATCTGGATTGGATGTAGGTGTGTATTTTATCGTGTTGATAAGTGGATGAACCAAAATCAATTACTTTTATTTTTATACTGTTAGAGTCTATATAATCTATAACTATATTTTCAGGTTTAAGATCTGCGTGAATAATTTTATATTTTAGCAATGTTTCCAAAACAATTAATAATTGATATGTTACTTGTTTTACTTGAGTATAAGAAAATGGGTTAAAATTGCGTTGTTTTAATTCTTGATATAAATTATTTTTATAAATATTAAACACAAGGAAAAAATGTTTTCTAAATGTGAAAGAATCTAATAATGTATATATATGTGGAGATCCTTCCAATTGTTTTAAAATCTCTATTTCAGTACTAACTTGTTTATTATATGTAGGCTCATTTCTTATTATTTTTAACGCTTTTATGCTTTGTGTTTTATGATCAGTACATTTATACACATTGCTAAATGCTCCTTTGCCTAAACTTCCCATAATTTCATATTGATATTTTACATGTTCCCCTTGTTTTACTATATATCTATGTTGTTTATCAATTGTATAAGTATCTTTTTCAAATGTAGGTATAAAATGTAAATCTGTATAGTGAAGCATGCTATAAAATCGATCAATCGAAAATGTCAAATGCATCCAATCTAATTCACGTGTTAGAATATTATCTTTCTTTTTATAATGGTGTATATAAATATCTCTGGCCGTAATAAAATACACATTATCTTTCGTAATATGTCCTTTTAAATAGTATAAATAGACTAAGCCTGTATGCATTTTGGAAATTAGTTTAATGTCTATTATTAAATTGTTTATATCGGAAAGTATTAATTTATTATTTATTTTTGTATCTATATTTTTTTTAATAATATCTATTCTATGTTGATAGTCAAATTCGGCTATTGATTCCATTATTATTAATTATAAATTCAATTTTTATAATCAATTTTTATAAAAATTGATATTATTTAATCCCCAACTTATCTAATAATATCAGAACTACTGGTTGAAAACTGTAAATATATATCGCATACAAACTATATTTAGTTTGGTTTTTAGTGTCTTTGTCTAAATTTAAACCATCGATGCGTTTTATATGCTTGAATGCTGCGAAGAATCGTATGTAATATACTGTAATAATTATATAAATTATTAAATTTGTTATCTTTTTAGTTTTATCGGTTGACGTATCAGTATAGACACCCATAATTAAAGTAATTATAGTAGATACTAGCATAATATATCCCGCGTCTGATAATAATAAGTTGCTAAATTCTAAAAAAACCTCATTAAGTGCAGCAATCTCAGTTTCATTTAAAACAGCTATAATAAATATAGATAAAAAATGAACGGTGGTAAAAAAAAATGAAGCCCCTTTAAGAATAAATGTATTCTCGGCCCCCACATTATTTATAAATTCTATATAAATATTTAAAATATTAGTTAAATCATACACTACCTCTAATTTATATAAAAATAATATTCTTTTTGTATCGAGAGGTGTTTTACGCTGTTCTTTGCTAATTAATTTACCCATTATTATATGTTGCACACTCCCCGTAAACCAATCCAAATAGTTTTTATAATCGCTGTATAAAAATATATTTTTATCATCTACATAGTTTTTTAATTTATTTCTAATTTTTGTATTTAACTTAAAAAAAAAATCTATATATTTATATTTTTTACTGTAAAATATGTTGTATGATTTTGTGGATACCGGTTTATATATATATTGGACATTTATGCCTTTATCATATACACCAATCGATTTATATAATATAAATAAAATAAAATAATTAATATGTACTTCTAATTTATCTTTTCCAAATTGCTTGTTTATGCTATTATATATAGTTAATAGTAATAATAAACTAAGTGTAAAACCCTTATCATTAAATAACCCATCATCTTCAACCATCCATTATAATATTATAATATTATAATAATGAAATACTACTTAATCCGTAAATAATCTGGGTGCTATAGACATACTTTCTAATTCTTGTATAAATAATTTCATCGCATATGGGACTCGAACCTCATTGAAATGGCTGTAGTTTTCACAATTTTTACACGCATATATATTTTCTTCTGAATTTACTATTCCAATTAAACCACATGTATTACATAAATACATTCTATAATTATCCGATCTATCTTGCAATGTTTCTTTCAGGAATTGAGCCGTTCCGTGTGCCAGAATACAATCCCGCTCCATTTCCCCAAACCTTAAACCACCATCCCTCGACCTACCTTCAGCCGGCTGTCTCGTTAAAATAACGTTTGGACCAGTGGATCTTGAATGAATTTTATCTTCTACCATATGTTTTAATCTTTGATAATATGTTGGACCAATATAAATATTTACCTTTAACTGTCTACCTGTTTGACCATTATATAATACCTCTTCACCGTGCCGATTAAATCCAACTGTTTCTAAAATATCGCCCAATTCGGGCAATTTTTTATCACTAAAGTTAGTGGCATCACCAAACAGATTTAAACTTAGACCTGTTTTAGCTGTTATACATTCAACTATTTGACCAATAGTCATTCTACTTGGAACAGCGTGTGGGTTCATAATAATATCTGGAACAATCCCATCTTTTGTAACGGGCATATCTTCCTGATTAAATATCATTCCAACAGTCCCTTTCTGTCCGTGTCTACTCGAATGTTTATCACCGATAGTAGGCTTTCTATTAGATCTAACCTTAATTTTTACAAATTTATACCCATCACTGTTTCGCGATATTACTTTTTTGTCAATAAATCCAGATTCATTAGGTCTTATCGAAGTGCTTGAACATTTGAATAAATTCTTATCTTTTGTTTTATAAGGAGTTACTTTTCCAATTATAACATCATTTTCACACACATAATCATCGAGTTTCCCAATACCATCCTCGTCCAGATGGGAATAATTATGCCCTTTAAGTCCCAATGTTAAATCTTTATCAGGTATTTTAAATTGTTCCTGGACCTGCGATCCCAATGATTGGGATTTTTTCTCTTCATCTTTATAGGTTCGGTAAAAGACCGAATTAAAAAGTCCTCTATCAATAGCACTTTTATTCATCAACACTGAATCTTCCTGATTATAACCCGAATAGGATGCGATTGCTACTATACAATTTATTCCACACGGTAAATTATTGGAGGGTAAATATTTTATAAGTTTATTATTAACAATTGGTAATTGTGGATAATTCAACACATTGGCAAGAGTATCCATTCGATACCTATAATTTGTGGCATAAATACCCATAGCCTGTTTACCCATAGCAGATTGATACGTATTTCTGGGGGACTGGTTATGATCTGAGAACGGAATAATCGATGCTAATACACCAGTTTGTAAACAAGGGTGTATTTCACAATGCGTATATTTATATTTAATAACCTTTTTGGCAACATCATCCAATTTATTAGAATTTATCGCTACCATACACGTATTTTCTTCTTCAACATCCACATATTCGATTACCCCTTCCTCCACAGAATTTGTTACATCGGTGTTATGTATAGTTGTATTATTTAAACTTTTACATAATAAATTATTCCAAGAGATTTTTTTATTATCTATGTCGTCGATAATAGATCCATCTATTCTAAATTTATTATTATCTAATATATATAATGGGCGGCAAGATCTCCCCAAATCACTGTATATATATATGGTGCTAGTACTAATTTCCCAAATAATCGACACATATATATTTATTATTCCACATCGCCTCAAGCCCTTCAATTTATTTACCAATAGTTCGGGTTCTTCTGTTAAAAATAACCAATCGCCATTCACAAATAGTTTTGTTTCAGATTTAATTTCATATGGCTCATAATCAGATATAGATTTGGTATATTCTTGTTCTAAAATATGAATTATAGATTCTATATTACTATAATTTGTAATATGATTCGATAAAGCCGCATTTTTAACTATCCCTACTGACGCACCCTCAGGTGTTTCCGCAGGACATAGTCTCATAAATTGGGTAGCATTTAATTTTCTGGGATCTACCAATTTAGAATTCTTTTCAATGGGTATATTTACCCTTCTTAAATGAGATAACGACGAGTTGTACGTTAATCTATTTAATACTTGGGACACTCCTTGTTTATTTAACGCAGCTTTTAATCCCCAATTACCAGTTGCCAGTGAATATTTAATACCTGTTGTTAATGTGTTTGATTTAAATATTTTATGTATATTACTTTTATTAACGATGGTGCTAAAATCGTTACCCGCCCTCCAAGCTCCATTAATAAATTCCTTATTTATTTGCGTTTTTGTATCTTTTATAAACTTCGTATAATACTGTCTAAATATATCTAACATCAAACTACCAGCCGTTTGAATTCTTTTATTACAATAACTGTCGCGATTATCATATTTCCTCTTACCCGAATATACATCTAACAATGTTTTAACCATTAATCCCAAAAAATACGCCTTCTTTTTAAAATTTTTCCCTACGTGTGGTAATAAATCATTTATTAATATATCATTCAAATAAATCAGCCTTCTTTTATTTTCGGATTCATCTCGATTATAACCCATCATATTCACATATTTAGATATGTAGTCTTCAGCTAAAGATCTTGTCGTAACCGCGGATCCTTCATACAAAGATCCCCTTAGAATTTGAGAATATTTTTGTTTCGTTTCTGTATCACAATTTATTAATATATAATCCATAATTTCTTTATCAGTTTCTATACCCAAAATCCTAAATACGACAAATAATGGTATATCTACCCTAATATGTGGTATAGACACTTTTATTAAATTGCCATATAAATCCTCTTTAGATGTGATTTTTATCTGTATATTTTTAGGAGTTAAAAATTTCTTATCTTCTAATGATTTTATTTCACAAATGTGAGAATATTTGGATTGTTTACGATTGTTTGGAAATATATATATCTTATTGTTTGCCATTATTTCTTGACTAATTAATACTTTTTCACTACCATTGATAATAAAATACCCACCTTCATCATATTCGCATTCTTCATAACTTTTAGGTGTATTTGCCGATACAGAACTTAATACACAGGCCTTGGATTTTAACATAATCGGTAATTGACATAAATGCACTTTATTAATGGTCTGTGTTTCTGACTCTATTATAGTTTTAAACCCTTCTCCAACCCGGGTTCTAGTCTTGTACCGTATATCAACCGAAACATTAGATACATAACTAAAATTTCGTATACGGGCTTCCATAGGATACATAATTTTCTGTGTTCCATTATTTTCATGAATTACTGGGGGGACAATCTTTATAGAATCAATATATATTTCTAATTCATACCGATGAGCCTGAACATCTATTTTTTTTATATCAATATGTTTTTCTATAAATTTATCTATTATTATAATATCGTCTGTATTATTTTTTAATTGCGATGAAAGCTCCATAGTTTTATTTGTATTTTCAAGTTTTAATAACGTAGATACTAACCTATGCAACTCTTCATAATCTGTAAATTCAGTCCATTTAAATAATGTTTCATCGGATAAATATGTTTTAAATGATGAATCTTCTTTTATTTTATAAAAGAGTTGGTCTTTTGTAAAATCGTAATTTAAAACCAATGGATTAAATTGTTCAATTAAATTTCCCAAATCTTTATCCAAAAAACTGTTGTAAGAATTTAACTGGTGTTCTATAAGAAAATTATCTTGTTTAATTAGTTCCTTGATTATTTTCCATGTATCCTGTTTCCACGAAAAATTATTTGACATTATTAATTTATTAAATAAAAACTTTTATTTAATCAAATTTTAATATTAATGTAATTAAAATATATTAATTAATATAATTACATTAATATTATTATGGCAAATAAAAAAATTAAAATAAATTTGGATACCGATAATAAAAGTATACTAAAAAATAAAACTCACGATCGTCAATTACCGGTTATAAAAAATCCCATTACACTTGGGCGGAAAATGTCCCCTATAAATAATACACTTGGGCGGAAAATGTCCCCTAAAAATAATACACTTGGACGGAAAATGTCCCCTAAAAATACCATTACACTTGGACGCCAAATGTCTCCTAAAAATGAACCATCATTTAGAGAAAGAGGTGGGGGGCAAGAACAAAAGCAATTGCAAGGGCAAGGGCAATTATCTAGTAAAAATAATATAGCATATAGAGAAATAAAAATGCAATCATCAAATAAACATAATACCGTATATAGAGAAAAATCCCCTAAAGATAATACACCTGTTATAAGAGAAAGAGAAAAGCAATCATCCAGTAAAGTTAATATACCAGTTAAAAAGATATTTCCTAAAAATGATACAGTATATAGAGTAAAATCACCTAATCATAATACAGCATATAGAGAAAAATCCCCTAAAGATAATACAACATATAGAGAAAAATTATCTAAAAATGATACACCTGTTATAAGAAAAATGCAACCATCAAATAAACATAATACACCTGTTAGAAAAATATCCCCTAACCATAATACAGCATATAGAGAAAAATTCTCTAAAAATGATACAGCAAATAGAGAAAAATCATCTAATCATAATACACCTGTTATAAGAAAAATGCAACCGCCAAATAAACATAGTACACCTGTTAGAAAAATATCCCCTAAAGATAATGAACTAGTTAGAAAAATATCCCCTAACCATAATACAGCATATAGAGAAAAATCACCTAATCATAATACACCTGTTATAAGAAAAATACAACCATCAAGTAAAGATAATACAGCATATAGAGAAAAATCAAGTAAACATGATACACCTGTTAGAAAAATATCCCCTAATCATAATACAGCATATAGAGAAAAATCAAGTAAACATAATACAGCATATAGAAAAATATCCCCTAAGCATAATATACCTACTATAAAGATATCCCCAAAAAATAATACACTCAGTAGAGAAATAAAAAAGCAACCATTAAGTAAAAATGATACACGTGTTAGAAAAAGATCCCCAAAAAATAATACACCAGCTAGAACGATATCCCCAAAAAATAATACACCTGTTAGAAAAAGATCCCCTAAAAATGCTGTATCTTTCAGACAAAGAAATAAATTAATAAAAAAAGGTATTATAAAGTCGCAAAACACGCCAGATTATTTAATAAATGATTTATATTTATTACTAAATGATAAATCTATATTTATTAATGTAGAATCAACCTAATATATTTATGAATGATTATAATAAATATGATTCAAATATTATAATTATTATTATAAACATATGAATCATCCAATTTTATCAAGATTTATTAAATATAATAAATCTATATTTCATTACAATAATATTAATACATTTAGAAAATCTTCCAAACACGCAAATGATAAAAATAATAAAATACGAGAAAATATAATTGGAGCCATTATAAATAATAAAATCCCAGCAGAATTTTATACAGATGCTAATACAGATGCTAATACAACCGCAAATACAAATGCTAATGAATGGACCAGATTAAAAACCTCCCTATTTAACTTTATCCACATATTAAATAATAAGTTTGATAAAATAGAATGTATACATAAGGGAGGTAGAATGTATCATTATGATTTTATTATAAAAACATATAATGGTGATACTATTCAAGAGTTTAATATAGAACTTAAATTTAACGCAAGCACTTTACAAAATGCCCCCCAATTCGTATCACCTATGAAACCCAGCCAATATTTAAACAAATCATTCGAAAATTATTATTATGATTCATATTTAAAAGAATTGTCTGATGTAGCTAAATTTCCCTTGCCTTCTAAAGAAAATTATATAGCACAAATTCATTCCAATAATCCCCGTTGTTTAAAAGAATACCAAGAACTATACTATAAGGGGTGTAAATCTAGCAGCAAATATACCAATGATGACACCGCTGTTAAATTTTATAATTTTTGTAAGGATATTTCTAAAAAAAGTATAGCTTCATTTATAACTCAGACAGACTTAGATATAGAAAAATTATCTAATTATTTATACACAACACAAAAAAATAAAATCTATATGCTGTACAGTAATAATAAATTTAATATTGAATACGTAGATATTAATGATTATAAAATAGAGAGTGTTACAAAAAACCCTTCAAAATCTCGCTATGAATGTATTAGTATAAATAAAAAAAAAATAAATGTCCTGTTAAGATGGAAAAATGGAAATGGTATTGCTTTTCCAGCATTTCAAATATCTTGATTTCTCTTCCCCTTACTACTAGTTCAAATATCTTGATATATAGGCATAATATGATTTAATTCGGTTGTATTTATCGCATTGTTTCCAAAATATAACTCTGTAAACGCCTGGCTACGGGGATCTTTAAAGGATTTTATTATTTTATTGTATAAATTTAAGAGTATTGATTTGGGAAGTTTATTTTTAAACTTTATAACCATTAAATGATTTTCTATAAGAAATCTGGTTGGGATATCTAATAAACTATAATTAAATTGATATTCACCTACCCCATAACCTCTGTTTATAATTAATAAAGGACCTTTAATACCCTTTTTTTTTATGTAATTTTTTTTAGGATTAGGGATGAGTTCATTAGTCCCCTGTTTCTTTTTAAATTTGGGAAATTCAAACAGTCCTACTTGATTATTTTTAATATCGGAACTATAAATTAATCGAGTTTCGTCGCTGTTATCTGTTAAAATATCTTTACATTGGTTCCATACAACAGTCCCAATATTTACTAAGAATCCCATTTGATCCAACGTTTTGTAATTTTTATAAAGACTTTCTAAATGTTCTAAATTAGATTTAGAACCAAATATGGTATATTTATTAATTTGTTTCACAAAAGCACTATTATCTATATTAGATTGGTTTTTTATTATTAAAATTATAGTTTCTTGACCTGTTTCTAAATATGTATCATTACAATGTTCAATCGTTAGAATTTGATATTTTTTAGAAATATATTCCCTAGTCTTATTATAATACAAACAATTTGTAAAGTTTTTTGGAAGCACAAAACTTAAAATACCATTCGTATTTAATAATCCTATAGATTTAATAATAAATAATATGAATATATTCGGACGTCCATCAAAATATGGATGATATATCGTATCAACCTGTTCCTTTTTCATTACATAATAGGGAGGATTTCCGATTATGAGGTCATACCCAATATCAGCAGAATAGGTTAAATAATCCTGGTGTTTAATAACTATATTTTTGGAAGCAAGGTTTTTAATCGAATTATATATAACCTCATTAAATTCTATACCGGTTATATCTATGTTTGGATATAGTTTATCCAATGCTAATATATATTCACCTGAACCACAAGAGGGCTCTAAAACAGTTTTAATATCTGTAAAATATGGTTGTAGTAGTGCTAAATTTTTATATATTGTTGAAGGTGGTGTAAAATAAATTCCATTATTTTTTTTAACCGCCTTAGATAATATACCAGTTAACTCTTTCGATACTTCCGAATAGTTCATTTAAATTGATTTATATTTTATAATATAAATCAATTTTTAAATTATTATAATAATAAATCTAAATTTATAAATGTAGAATCTTAATAGAATTTATTTTTAAAAAGTCACTTTAATACCGCCTTCAAATATTAATGAATAATTTGAAAAATCTGAATCGAATTTAACCCTATGGAGTCCAAAATATGGTTCAAATGACGATGACGGTATATACGAAATAGCTGTTTCAAATGGAATATCTATTTTAATGTATATTTGATTACTTTTTAGTTTTTCCACTTCTTCTTCATCTAGGCGCCCATAAAATCCATATCCAATCGATAAATTTGTATTTAAAACATTAAAATTATAATTAATATTATGCACGGAAAATTTTAATGTATAAGGCGGTCCCAAAGCAAGTGTTGAATATCTATATGAATCCGTCGAGAATCCTATATTCTTTACTGTTCCAGCATCCACACTATAACCACTGAGGTCATAATTACCTTTACGTCCTTAAAAGTCCCCCCAACGCCATCCAAATGGAAATCCTATTCTGACGTTCCTCGGCATATCTATATAATATATAGATATATAAATTTAAACTAATATAAATCTATATTATAAAATATAGATTTATATTAAATGATTATTTATGAAAATTATGTAGAAATTTTTAATGAAATGAAAAATATGATTTTAAGCTCTAAAGAGAGTATATACATATTTTCCTGGCTTTTTGATTTTGATTTTAAATTTAACAATGATGAAACATTCTATGATATACTTGTGGATGCTTCAAAGCGAGGTGTTAAAATTAATATGTTATTAATAAATAATGTGTTATATCCCCATATTAAACAAGCAAAGAGTATACATAATTTAAATATTAAATATATAGATAGTCCCTGTATATATAGAGCACCGGTAAATTTAGCATTTGCGGGATATCTATTTTATAAAAAAACGTATCCATATGAATATAGACCACTTGAAAATTTTAAAAAACCAGGACATTTTCATAATAAATTATTATTAATAGATAATAAAGAATTACTATTGGGTGGTGTAGATACCGATAAAACAAGAGTCTCATATATTAAATCTCCTGACAATAAAAAATATAATTGTAATAATTATGTATGGGATGAAATTGCTATAAAAATCGCATCTGTGCCAGAGCAGATTATTTTATATATAAAAAAACAATATGAAATGGATGGAAAGTATAATCCCGACATTAAAGCATTACTACCCTATGTCGGTAATTTTAGAAATGTTAATAATGAGATTACACATATTAAACACATCATTAATCAAGCAAATAAGTATATTTATATAGAAGCGCAATATATATTTTCTTATAAAAAAAATACACTATTAAAAACATTATTATATAAGATTTTATCAAATATTAAGGATAAAAAGGAATTTAGTGTGGTTATATCTACTAATTATATCCAGTTAGATATATCGAATGTATCACAAAAAAACATATTTACAACTAAACTCCATAAATATATTAAAGAAATAATTCATTTATTTAAAATAAATAATGTATCTCCAAATATATTAAAAAACTATTTATCTATAACCTATTTTAATGATATAAAAATACACAATAAAATGATTTTAAATGAACATATGGGTTGTTTTACATCCTCTAATTTTTTATCAAGATCATTTAAAGGTAATGATATTGAACTTGGTTTATTGCTCGATAAAGCCAATTCTGAAAAAATATTTAATGTGCAAAGTAAAAAACTATTTAATACCAATAATATTAAAAACATTCTAAAAACCGCACCCAATTTACTCATAAATTGCCCTAAACAAACTTTTGGACAAACAACAACTTCAATATTATCAAATATAGTAACATTAGGAACAATTAATAAATATGTGTAGAAACATAATAATAAACAATAAAATAAAATAATTTGATTGTTTATTATTATAATAATAATAAGCATATGTATTTTCTAATTTTATTAAAAGATTTGTACGATTCAATCGTTAACAGCAATATTTGGGATTATAATATTTATACGGGTGATCGATGGGATAATGTAGAGTAGTTTATTATTATTATTAGTATTATTGTAATATATTTTTAACAGTCTATTTTTAAAATATATTACAATAATATAAATATGTATTTAAAAATTGTAAATCCAATAACAAATTGGTGGGGATATCAACCGTCAAGAATTTATAGATTATGAAGGAACCGATTTACAAGCTTATTATTCTTACGCAATGTTATGTAAAAACAATTTAATTGCTAATTTAAAGAATGTTGATGGGAGTAAATGTAATGGAAGGAAACCCTGAAGATATACAATTATTGTTTGCGGAGCAAATGGATTAACATTAAAGTTTATTTGTAATAATGGGCTCATTTACACAATTAAATTGGTCTTTGAATTTCAACAAACGTTCGAAGGGAGGATAACTACCGCAATTAAAAACGAATATGAAAAAACTCTAATGACTGAATATAGGGCTATTAACCAATTTAACAGCCCCTACATCATGAAAGCGACACAATATTTTTTATTTAAACCAACTGAGCGAAGATTTATTTTATCATCTGATATAGATGTAGCAAGAAGGAATCTGGAATATATTAATGTCCCCGATTTTGACAATCCAGTGTATAGGCAACCTCAGCAATCTTGGCTCGATAAACCGACATCCCCCCCCTTTTTTGGAGGTATGATTTTAGAAAATGTCCAATACAGATTTGAAAATTTACCAAATAATTATATTATTTTAGTATCTATATTTTTACAATACGTTATTGGATTGAAAGAAATTAACGATAAAGGTTATATCCACAAGGATATAAAACCTGATAATTTAATGTATAACTATAAAAATGAAGAATATACCGCGAAGATAATCGATTTAGGAACAGTTTATAATATAATTACTGAAACAGCATCATTTACACCAGCATCCCAACAATGGATGCCCGAAAAAGACATTTTAATTTTACAGGCTCTAACGGAAACAGCTCCCGCCTTATCAACAAGAACCAACACCGAAAAAAATAAAATAATAATTGATTCAATTACAAATAGTTATGATTTATACTGTTTGTGTAAAAGTTTTTTAGAGCAATTTGATATAGATAAAAAATCTATATTTTATACTATTCTGGCTGAAGGCATTCACGAAAATCATACTAAGCGAATTAAAAATGATGATGCTATAGGGAAAATACGGCAATTATTAAAAACCCCCATTAAACGATCGACAAGTAGTCCATTTTAGTATCATCATTTAGTATCATCATTTAGTATCATCATTTAGTATCATCATTTAGTATCATCATTTAGTATCAGAAATTAAATTTGATTCAGATGTCATTTTTTAATGTATGATAAAAATGTTTATTAAAACCTTACTCACCTCATTAGATAGTTTAAACCTAGAAAATGTTAAAAATACCGTGTATAATGATACTTTGGTTGTCGAAATATCTGGTTGGATTAAAACCTACAGAAACCAACGAGAAATTTCATTTATGGCTATAAATGATGGATCAAGTCAACAAAATCTTCAAGTACTTTTTGATACCAGCACCTATTTCGCTAAGGAAGAAGATGTTCAAGTTATAAAAACTAAAATAGATAAATTATCGGTAGGGGCATCAGTCGAATTGCGTGGAATTTTGGTTAAACCCCCAGACAGTTCTAAAGAACCAGTTGAACTGCATATCATCGATATTTTACATATGGGTCCAATAATGGACAAAGAAACCTATATTATTAGTAAAGGGCGTGTTAAACCCGAAGTGATGCGGAAATACCAGCATATTAGATGTAAGACCAACTACTTTTCAGCTATTATGAAAATCCGTAGCCAGGCGTCCTATGCCCTCCACACATTTTTCCAAAACAATCTGTTTCATCATTTGGATCCCAATGTTTTTACCACAGGGGATTGTGAAGGTGGTGGGGAGACATTTCAAGTTGTGGGACCAGACGATATATGTAATGCTGGATCGGAAGATTTCTTTAAACAGAAAACATATTTAACGGTTAGTTCTCAACTGCATTTAGAGGCTTGTTGCTCTGGTTTAGGGAGGTGTTATACCACGAACCCTTCTTTCAGAGCCGAAAAATCAAAAACTTCAAGACATCTTGCTTCATTTGGTCACGTAGAATTTGAATTTAGTTTTGGTGCTCTTAATGAGTTGATGGATATTTCAGAAGAGATGGTTAAGTTTGTAATTACCCAATGTTTAGAGAAATGTCCTTTAGAATACGCTTTTCTAAACGGTTATTATTCGAAAGGGGTATTGGAAAAGTTGGAAAAATATGCAACGTGTGTTTATCCACGTATATCATACGATGAAGCATTGGATATTTTGGAGAAAGCAAAATCCACTAAAAAATTTAAAGTATCCAATGAAGATATGCCTGAATGGGGGGATGATTTGGGGAGCGTTTGCGAACGATATTTGGCTGAAGACCACTATAAATCTCCGCTGATGATCTATAACTATCCAAAGGACCTGAAGTCTTTTTATATGAAAGCAGATCTGGACAACCCAGAGGTGGTAAACTGTATGGATATGATCGTCCCTGCTATTGGGGAACTCATTGGTAGTTCGGTTCGTGAAGATGACTATGATAAGATTGTTTCCAATATGGAAAAGAAATCTATAGACATGGGACCACTCGATTGGTATTTAGATTTAAGACGCAATGGAAGTTGGAGACACGCTGGTGGTGGATTGGGGTTTGAGCGACTTGTTGGACTTCTAACCATGACAGCAGATAACTTTAATGTTAGAGAATGTTGTCCATTCCCTGTAGCATATGGGGAATGTGAGTATTAGGATTACAGATTAAATAGTAATATCCCCATCTATAGCAGAAATTAATACTTTATTCTAAGTTTTTAAATAATATATTAAATTATTTAAAAACGATATTAAAGATATATTTATATGAAATTAATGTTTAAACTTTTTTTATTATTAAATAGTTTTTTATCGGTTTTATCACAGCCTGTTATAGAAATTCCATCCGTCATATTCCCCAATACAACTAATTATACAATTAGGGATTTTCCCAATAATTACAGTTATACCCTGGAGTATAAAAAAGATGTATGGTTGGAGTTGGAAACCAGTCAATTACATTCTCCTCTCCACCTTTCATACAATAATTTAATACACTATAAAGATTATACATTAAGGTATAGATTAACAGACAATGCCAATAACAGTATATATAGTAATAATTTTAATGTAGCCCATATTAACTTACAACATACTATAGATACAGACTCTAAATTAATCCATTTAGAGTGGAACAATGAGTATTTTGTTGGAAATAATAATTTATACCTGGACTATTTATTTTTTAATGTAACAGGAAATTTAGACAGTTTTACGGAATTAAATCTTACAAACAGCCACACTATAAATATAACATTATTCCTAGATAAATATTTTCTGTATGATTTTAAAATTTTAGTTAATAACAGCAGATATAATTTAAGTTCTGAACTTGATTTTAAGTATGATGATTTGGTAAAAATAGAAACAAATGGTTTAATAAGTGCAAATGTTTTCTGCGTAGAAAAATTATGTTCCGAAGGAGTTAAGAATGAATGGCAAACGTGTATACGTGGACGAATTTACAAATCTATTTGTCACGCTATCTGTTATAATGAACATTTTTATACGTTAGATGATTTTGTTAGGTGTGATAATAGTTCCAGCACAACGAGCGCTATTACCACCACTACTATGGAATCAACGGTGGAAACAACTGGGGAATCTACTGGGGAATTTAGAACAGAAACAACTGCGGAATCAACAGGGAAATCTAGAACGGAATCAACCCAGGAATCAACGGTGGAATCAACGGCGGAAACAACTGCGGAATCTAGAACGGAATCAACTTGGGAATCTAGAACGCAAACAACATTGGAATCAACACACGCATCTCCATCTGAATCTACTAGGGAATCTGGACCGGAATCTACTAGGGAATCTAGTTCGGAATCTACTATGGAATCTAGTTCGGAATCTACTAGGGAATCTGGAACGGAATCTACTAGGGAATCTAGTTCGGAATCTACTAGGGAATCTGGAACGGAATCTACTAGGGAATCTAGTTCGGAATCTACTAGGGAATCTGGAACGGAATCTACTACGGAATCTAGTTCGGAATCTCTAGTAAATAATTCAGTATTTAATTCGACACATACTGATAGTATTATGGGTAGAAATGATTGGATATATATGGGAACTGGCATTATCGTAATTATTTTTTTATTAGGAATATTAATTATTGTTAAACAACACAGAAATTCACTTAAAATAAAAAGACAACTTAACCTTTCAGAAATTAAAACAACTAGGGGGTATGATAACCCAATGTATAATAACCTAACTGAAAATAAAGTATATTCTAATGATACTCCCAATCATACTCCCAATCATACTCCCAATCATAATTATCATTTTCAAAATCCAGATATATCAACTGATTTATAACTGGATAATATTATAATAATTTGATAAATTTAAATCATAAATATTTCACGAATAAATGGATAAACAATCTTTATGGGAAGAATTAGCATATGGTTTCAAAAAATTTATACCACTAAAATGGAATAATAATATCACCGTAACTGCGGTTAAATTGTGTGAGATTTTTGATTTATCTCAAGGATAAAAATTTATGAACCAAAACTAATTTAATTATAATAATCAGTATAATTTATTCACACAGAGAGTTTTTAGATAGGGTCTTTAATTATAGAAATCATCCAAAAATATAGAGTCTCTTTTTTTATATAATATCGATACTTACCTGTTTAAATGAATTCCTAAATTAACATTGCACAAAATATCTTATTTAATCCTATTATCTTTTAAGATTCTGCCAAAGATTATTTATAATTTTTCAAAATTCCATTAGATTTATATTATTTATTGGTTTAGTAAAAATTTATAATATTCTAAATCACAAAATTTTAATCACTATATCACTATTATCTATAAGATTTTTGATTATCTAATATAATTAAAATTATTAATAATTGTATTTGATTCTTCAATAAATCCAGATTGAGAGTATAATTTAGCTATTCTAAATTCCAAATCAAAATTTTCCAGTATTATTTTTTAAAAGATTATTTAATATTTATAACACAATAAAAAAATGATATATTATTTAGTGCCGGAATATAATTTGGATTTATTTTCCACATTTTTAGACGCGTAATATTTATTAAATTGTATGCTTTTATACGAATTTTATCAATATTAATTGCTTTATAATTCTATTTTACACATTAAGACATAATTATTACTATTATTTAATTCATTATTATATTCTATAATTCTATTTTGTTTATATAGTATATTCTAATTTTTTATCCATAATGTTTTATTAAACTATTATTTTCATTCAAATTATACATAGTTTAAAATGATTAAGATTTTACACTCTATATAATATAATTAAAATAACTAATTCCTAATCACAAAAATTAAATTTTGCTGCCGCCCCCCACTGTGTTTTATCCTTAATCCTTTTAAAGCCGGGATTTTCCACTTTGGAGCCTGCCAATTCAAAGCTATACCCATCCATATTAAAGCTAATAGATAAGCTTTCCTTTTCAATAGCCGGTCCATCTTTTTTTGGCGCATCTAATGTTTCCTTTAAATAGTGGAGTTGCCCACTCCCCTTCCCCCCACCAAAATAGCCCTTAAGATCTATTCCATCATAATCTTGTGGTTTAGAGTCAAGGTTTTTTAATATTTTCTCCCCATCTATTAGAATTACTTCTACTCCCAACCTATTTCCCTCAAGCTTCGCTGAATATGACCCCATGGATACACTAACAGGGGTTTTTAGCCCATTACTAGTGCCGATTGTATCAAGACCATTACCTCTAAAGTAATTATACCCTGTTACTAACGACATATTCTCCAACCCAGTGTAAGCAAGAAACGCGCCGATGCTGGTACCGTCCCACTTTATGAAGTCATTTTGGGTTTTTGGTTCTGTTACATACGTCGCATACGACTGTGCGGAGTTTAGGCGCGTAATATTACCAGATAGCGCACTACCGGTTATAGATACATCAACCCATTGAATTGCCTGGAGGCTATAGAAACCCCCTATGGCTGATGATGTTCCATCCACCTCGCCGGTATGGTCCTTATCTTGCTCAAACATAAATTCGGCCCGCCTCAACATCCGCCCGGCATATTGACTGTTATATCCTAAATTTGTGCGCTGGGAGACGGCGTCGTACTCGACGTCGGCGACGGCGTAGTCCTCGTTGGCGTCGGCGACGGCGTAGTCCTCGTTGGCGTCGGCGTAGTCCACGACGACGTCGTAGTCCATATCCAAGAACGAATTCTCTCTGATGGGTCTCGCCAAATAGAACATACGAACATCGCGATAATCCATGTCCACAAAGCGGCTATTGTCAACAACATTATAAAGAACGCTAATCCTCCCATCCAAAATATTTTGACCCGCCCCAAAGGTTACGTTTCCACTGACGAGATCCATGGATTCGGAGGCAGTCCCACCATTCCATCTATAGTTCATACCCACCTCCTTTACAACTACTCCTGGTTTTTCACATATTTTATTCAATTTCGCTGATTGGAGATTATTCTTTATATTCTTCAAACTCATATTTATATTATATACAACTATTTTATTTTCAGAAATTATATAATTTAAATTAATTTAAATAAAAACTCTAATATAATTTAAATAATCACAAATTTAATTAAAAACTCTAATATAAGTTGGATTTTCCACATTTTTCTAAATGTTTAGACGCATAACAAGAACATACCATCTAATAATCAACGCATTGTAGGTTCTTAAATCCTACCTCTCTATTCTCAATATAATGTTTTTACTTATAAACTATTTTTTATATTATTATATAATGTCCAAAGTATTAGCAGAATATATATGGCTTGATTGTAATCAAAAACTCCGTTCTAAAACAAAGGTCTTGCCCGAAAAAACATCACTATCAGATTTACCCATATGGAATTACGATGGTTCTAGCACTGGACAGGCTACTGGGGAAAATTCGGAAGTGTTGCTCAAACCCATCAAAATTTACCCAGACCCATTTAGAAAAGATGAACATATATTTGTGTTGTGCGAATGTCTAAATCCCGACAGCACCCCCCATAAAACCAATACCCGGCACCCAGCAGTCGAAATATTTAAAAATCCAAAAGTTAACCTTGAAGAACCTTGGTATGGGATAGAACAAGAATATATTTTATTAAATTCTCAAACGAACACGCCTCTTGGATGGCCATTAAATAAAAATTGGGAACCTAAACCCCAAGGTAATTACTATTGTTCGGTAGGGGCAGATAATATTTCTGGGAGAGAAATAGTTGAAAAACATCTTAAGATGTGTCTTAATGCTGGATTGACGATGAGCGGTATAAATGCTGAAGTAATGTTAGGGCAATGGGAATATCAAGTGGGTCCATGCGTAGGAATTGATAGTGCTGACGAACTAACTATTTCAAGATATATTTTACACCGCGTCTGTGAATCATTTGGCGTAAATGCCACCCTTGAACCAAAACCTGTAGCAGGTCATTGGAATGGTTCTGGGTGTCATACAAATTTTAGCACAAATTCAACCCGGAATGAAAATGGATTAAAGGCGATAAAAGAAGCTATGAAACGCTTAGAAGCAACCCACGCATTACATATGGAGCATTATGGGAGTGATAATCGACTGCGTATGACTGGGAAATGTGAAACGGCCTCCTATGATAAATTTACATATGGGTTGGCAAACCGAGGGGCAAGTATAAGGATCCCCAGTGAAACAAAGAATAATGGGAGGGGGTATTTTGAAGATCGGCGCCCAGGCAGTAATATGGATCCTTATATGGTAACATCATTATTAGCAAAGAGCATATTGCTATAAGTTATTTAAAGTTATTTAATGTTATATTATTTATAAATAATGTCCATACCCATTCTTATCATTAATTTAAAAAATCAACCAGATTCACTTACCAGAACTTTTAATGAACTTTATAAGTTAAGCGAGTTATCTAACACTGTAACCCGTATGAATGCTGTTAATGGTCTAGACGCAGAAAAATTAAAACACAAATATATATCAAAAGAAGTTGAACGGAATATTCAGTCTATTGAGAGCACTGTTATATTACCTACTTGGAAAAGTGTTGGATGCGCAATTTCACATATTCGTTGTTGGGAGTATATGTTAAAAATAGGTTTAGAATATGCGATGATAATGGAAGATGATGTTAAAATAAATGATGTCGACAATGTTTTATATAGTATAAATGAATCATTGCGTCTATTAAATTCGAAATTATATAAAAATATTTTTATATCGCTTAAGTCAAAATCCAATTTAATCCCATCTGGGTTTTCAAATAACATTAAAAACTATCATCAGCAATTTACTGGTACAAGTTGTTATTTTATTAATAAAAATTGTGTAGAATTTTTATTAAAACATTTAAGAATAATAACATATCAAATAGATATCGAAATAAGTAGATTATTTTTAAAATATGCCAAAAATTATGATATTTATGGTATATACCACGAATCAGGTATAGATAATTATAACCATGTTTCAACCGTCCAGTATCATTTTATTAGTTATACAGACCTTGCTAAAATTATTCAGTCATCCAATTATTTCTTACCAAATGAACTTATAGAACATATTTACCTGGGTTTACCTACGCAAAAATCACTTAAAACAACATATTTAGATTATAATCAAGGAAATAATGATTATTTTATAATTTGATTGTCGGAAATATAAAATAACGTTATTAATAAATGCATAATAATAACTTTATAGTTCTCGACATTGAGACAAATGGGATAGGCGCTTTCCGCCCAATACCAACCCAAACAATTACCCAATTGGCTTTTATCAAATTTAAAAGCGATGGCACGGTCATCAAGGCGTGTTCTAATATTATAAAAGGTGCCACCGAAATAAAGTCTCACCCAGCGGTAACAATAAGTTTAGAACGCATTAAAAACGAAGGGGTAGATTATAATGTAGCTATAAACAATCTCTTTAATAATATAGATTTAAATACAATTTTAGTGTCTCATAATTTTGAATTTGATAGTGGGCTTATTAAAAATGCGATAAAGAATGATGCGTTAGAGTTTCCAAATAATAAATACATATGTACTATGAAATCATCCACCGATTATTGTAAATTACCAAAGGGTATGTATAGTGCTAAATATAGTGGGTATAAATTTCCAACATTAAAAGAGTTGTCGTCGAAATTAGACATTACAATCGATTCTACAAAATTGCATGATGCCCAATATGATTGTGAAATCACTAAAAAATGTCTCTTGGAAGGTTTAAAACAAAATATATTTAAAGTGTAATTGCTTATAGTGGAATTGCTTATACTGGAATTGCTTATAGTGTAATTGCTTATAGTGGAATTGCTCATAGTGGAATTGCTCACGCAATTCTAGTCTCGGTCTTGGATAAAGAGCATCCTTCATTAAAATTTAAGTTTTCACCATCTAATGAAAAATCAGAAGGTCTTGATATGGACCAATCTGTTGTATTTTTTAGAACCCCACACTGAGTATAAATGTATCCAACTAGAGCACTGCACCAAAAACGATTTATTTTTTGTGGATTTGGGTCGCGTTGTAATAATGCCTCAATCCAATCTTTTGGGTATAAATCATATGGTTTATCATACACCACTTCATGGATTTTTTTTAAATTTTCTTCACTAAATAATGTTGGGTCACATTCTACTGTTCTAATAATAATTTTTGAGCCTTTAAAATTCGTTAATACTTCGTCAATGGGAGTTATCTGAACTCCTAATTTTATTTTTCCATCCTGGGGATCTGCTTTACCCTCCCAACTCGATTCCCATAGATAAGTCCCCTTTAATGCGGGGTCTATAAAATGAGGATCTTTAATAACCATCCCCACGTGGGAATAATTGGAATGGGTAGCATACTTAATCATATCCGAAAAATATTGCATCCATCCATCCGTATGACCACAAAATAACATTAAATCTCCAGTTTTCAAATTATCCATATATATTAGTATTATATTATTTTATTAGAATACTCTTTAATAAAATAATAAAAATAATAATAATTCTTAATTTTATTTTAAACTAACTAATTATTTTTATTAACGAAGCCTTTTACGGTTAATACTACGATTATTAATAATTTTACGGTATTTAATTGTTTTCCCACGGGGTTGACATACATCTATATTAATAACTTGGACAATGTATTTATTTCTAGACCGGTGAATAAAGCAAGTAATTTTAGTTTTATTTTTACTAGACCCACCTGTAATAGTCGTCTGTATATAATCATTTGAACCCCAATCAATATTTAGTGGGTTTGCGTCGATATTGATCAGATCTATAATTCGTTCGTATATACGACTATAATCTATAAAACTTAATACGTTAGAATAGTCATCTCGCATATGCACCGTTTTTGTTGTATTTTCAGGTGTTGTAGTTCCTATAGATTTTCTACACATTGGACAGGAATCATTCTCTATTAACCATTCAGCTGCACAGGAATGATGAAACATGTGGTGGCACGACAATATAACATCTGTTTTAGTAATACTTTCCAGGCATATTGCACATTCGATTGGGTGGGGGATTTGTTCCATTTTTGCATAATAATGAATATGGAATAAAATTATCAAATTTTTTATACCAACTATCTATACCAACTATTTATTTATACTATGTATAAATACTAGGTAACTATAATACTAGGTATAAATACTAACTAAAATACTAAGTAACTATAATACTAAGTAAAAATAGTTTCAAGTATTTAAAAGTATATAAAATTGATTAAATAATTATATAAATATCATAAAATTATTTAATGAATAATTTGGAAGATGTAACTGGTTTAATTACTAAATTTAATGGAATGAAAGATAAGTATTATAGCTTGGTTGAAGAAGAATTTAAAAAATATATCCAAGAACCTAATAATAAAAGTCTCTTAAAATGTTTATATATTAAATATCCATATCTAAAGAGGTCTAAAAGATTAAATAAACGTTCAAAAATAATTAAAGAAAAAGCATTTATAAGTGAACTTTTAGAAGACCCCTATTTTTCAACCCAATTTACCAAAGAAGAAAAAGATAATATATATAGATATTGTATTTTAAAAATTAGGGGTTTATACAAACATGCCCAAGCATTAAAAACAGGATATTGTAATGGGCAAATAATAAATGCATTTTCGGAAGAGAATACGCTGTCCGTGTGCATAACCAAAAATACTCTAGAAGCAAATGAGCAATGGCTTAGTCGATTGTTTAAAGAATTGGATAATCGATATCCCCACGTAGGTTTAGGTGATAAAATTATGATAATTTCATCCAAAAATAACGATTTAAATGGAAACGCAACCCATTGCAAAGATCTGAATGATGCGTGGAGTTATTTAAAGAAAAAAAATAATTTTAAAATCGTATTTATTTGTAGTAATAAAACAAGAATTCAAGATATTCTTGAAATGGCTGAATCGTTTTTAAATCTCAAAGATCATCTAAAAAAAACATTGCGGATATTGCACGACGAGGCTCATAATTCAAAGGAAGCAATACCCTTTAGAAACATTATTGAAAATATATTACCACTCATTAATGTTTTATCTTACCAACCTATAACAGCCTCTAATAATTCACTTATAGATACAAAAAACCCAATTTGGAATAAAGAAAATTTGGAGAAAAACGCTATTAATTTTACACAGTTTGATAAAACTAAATCAGACGATTTAAAATACTCCTCTTGTAACGATTCGATTAAATTAAATTTTGAAGAACTTAAAAAACACCCTAATTGGAAAAATTATAACGTTGAAGAAGTGTCACGGGAATTATTTATTGAAGTGGACCATAAATATAAAAACAAGGTTTTAGAAGAACTAGGTGAAGAAGAACTTAAAGATGTAGATAAAAGAAGACAATTGGAATTTTGTCAATTTATGAAAAATAATAAAGAAGAAGAAGCCGTTAACAATGGCATAAATAGTCTGAATTTAAACAATCTTATAAATTCAGACTATTTTATCAAAGATGCCTTTAACATACATATTATGTCGACTCCTAATCGGAAAATTATTACACATTTATTGTCTAAAGAAGCACTAAAAATGGATTTTAACCCCATAGTATTGGCTGTTTATGGTAATGAGGGCGATAAATACCATTTATTTCACGATAGTAACGATGCTAAATGTGTAGATACTATTATGGGCGAGGGTGAATTCAATGATAAATTACTAAAACTAATAAATTATCTTAAAGAACAGCACATTAATATAAAACGTCCATTTATAATTATAGGAAACTATACCCCAACTGGAGAATCTTTATCCTATGTGCATTATGAATATGGTACGATTAGAAGTGTTATTAGATTAATATCCACAAATGCTGAGGAAGATTATCAAAGTGCGTGTAGAGGAAACTATATGAATACCAAATTTATAGAAAAGGACCCTAATTGGACACAGCCTATTAAATACCTTGTAGGACAATCAAATTTCATCAATAATGCTTTGTCATATGAAGCCGAAAATGATGCTAGAATAGACTATTTAGAATTAAATCCTAAAAATGAAGATGAAAATGGTCACAGCACTATATTGCCTATTCTATCCCCTCCTAAATCTAGAACCGCAATACCCATAAAAATAACGTTAGACAGGAGCGATCCTCTAATACAAGATTTAGTTGGAATTGCTTTAATACCTAAAAAAAACCAAGACCAAAAAGAATATTTCTTGCTTAAATTAAAAAAATGCTGTGAAGATGACGAAGTTGAATGTGAAATAGAAGATAAAACAGGCAAATTTAATTGGGAAATGAGGATAAAAGACTTTAGACAGTACAGTAAAAAAAACATTAACGATGTACCTAAACTTGGGTATTGGAAATTTAAATCGTATCAAATAAATTTTGAAGTGGGAACTCCCTTTATAAATAATACAAGTGGACACAGTATAGGGGATTGTGATTTATTAGTTTGTAACGACCAATACCTTTTAAAAAATGAACAAGGTGGAATTAAAGAGATAAATAAAAAATCCACTTGGTGGATGGGATATAAGTATTTGTAAAACACCACTTTATATCAATTACTTTATTAAAAAGACTTAACTCTTTACTATTAGTTAAAGATTTCTCTTAACATATATTTACTAAATGGTATTAATTGACGAGTATTTAGGTCTCCAAGAAAAATACGAAAAGAAATATGGTCCTAAAACAATTGTTCTATATGAATGTGGGCAATTTTTCGAAATATATGGTGTTGAAAACGAAACGGAGAAGTTGGGTAAAATATATGAAATAGCCGACATAACCAATCTATCGGTGTCTAAAAGAAATAATAAATACAATCCAGTATGTAAAAAAAATCCTCTTATGGCTGGATTTCCAAACCATGCTTTTGAAAAATGGAAAAATATATTATTGAGCCATAACTATACGGTTATTAAAATTGAACAAGATGGGCATGGAACTAAAGATCCCGTGAGAAAGGTAACTGAAATCGTATCACCAGGCATTAATATGGAATCTAACAACTATACAAATAATTTAATATCTATATATTTGGAAGAAATAAATACAACTTTAGAAAATATACTCTATGCAGGCATATCTATTATTGATATTACAACTGGGGAAAACCACATATATGAAATAAAATCGGATAAAAACGATAATAATTATGTGTTAGATGAAATATTTAGGTGTATTCAGTCATACAATCCATCCGAAATAATTATTAATACCGAAAATCTAAAAATGAAACGAGAAACCATTATTAAATACCTGGAAATTGAGGGTCGCATTGTCCATTATGATAATTATTTAGACAGTCATTATCTATTAGAAAATAAATATAAGATTCCATTTTTGGAAAAAATATTTCCTAAACAAACTATGATTGGTATTATAGATTATCTGGATTTAGGGACCATTTATTGGGGGTTATCCAGTTACATCTATTTATTACAGTTCTCATACGAACATAATGAATCGATTCTTAATAAATTAATTAAACCCAGGATTTGGGATACGACCGACTATTTAATGTTATCGTATGATTCGATTAATCAATTAAATATTATTCCTAATAAAAATTTACAATTAAACACTAAGTATGATTCACTGCTTAATTTATTGGATATGACCAGTACTAGTTTAGGAAAACGTTTATTAAAACACAGTTTGGTAAATCCTACCATAAATATAGATGAATTGGAAAAACGATATAATCTAATCGATTGTTTAAGACAAAAGGTTAATGTGGATTATTTATATTTAGATATTGAAAATATGTTGGAAAAGGTCTTTGATATAGAAAAATTACATCGGCGTATGACCATTGGGTTGCTAAATCCGGCATCGTTTAGTAATTTAGATATTTCATACCGATTTATTACTAAACTTTTCAATCTAATAAAAGATGTAGAAAATCCGCATTTAAATAAAATACTTCCTGACAGTAAACATATAGATAATTTTAATCTTTTTATAAAAGATTATAATAGTAAACTTAATCTGGATATTATTAATGGATGTACATTAAATAACATCAAGAAATCGATTTTTACCAAAGGTTCTTATGACCCAATTGACGCATTACAAAATAAAATAGATAATTGCTACCTTTTTTTTAATACATTAGGGGATCATCTATCGAGCATATTGGATATTAAAACGGGCTCTATTGAATTAAAAGATAGTGATCGCGATGGGTTTCATTACAATTTAACTAAAAAGCGGGGGCAAGCATTAAAAACTAAATTAGCAAACACTGTTATAAAAATAACGGTGAATAATAAGGTTATTGTGGTAGATCCAACCACTATTGAATATAAAACATCCAGCAGCATAACAAAACTATTTTCACCCGAAATAAAAAATTGTTCAGAACAATTAAATTTTTACCAACTAAAAATGATGAAACTGTGCACCGAACAATTTAAACTATTATTGAATGAGTACGATGAAAAATATGGAGACTCTCTTAAATACATTGTAAAATTTATAGCTTATTTAGATTATATTAAAAGTTGTGCGAAAGTTTCCATATTATATGGTTATAGCAAACCTATTATAGATGATAAATATGGTAAAAGTTATATAGATTCAAAAAATTTAAGACACCCCATTATCGAAAAAATTCATACCGATGTGGAATATGTGCCGAATGACGTAGACCTAGGAAATAATACCAGTGGTGTATTGTTGTATGGAGTAAATGCGGTTGGTAAAAGTTCGTATATGAAATCGGTTGGATTATCTATAGTAATGGCGCAGGCGGGCATGTACGTTCCAGCCGAATCGTTCCGTTATTATCCTTATAAATATATATTTACCAGAATTTCTGGCAACGACAACATATTTAAAGGGCAATCCACATTTGCCGTTGAAATGAGCGAATTGCGTTCTATTATTAAACGAGCTGACAGCCGTAGTTTAATATTGGGTGATGAACTATGTTCTGGAACAGAAACCGTTTCAGGCTTATCTATTGTTGCTGCTGGGGTTATAACATTGGAAAAACTTAAATCTAGTTTTATATTTGCCACTCATTTACACCAATTATCATCTATGGAGGAAATTACGGTATTAGATAAAATTAAAAATTTTCATATGGAAACAATTTACAACGAAGCTGAAAAAAAAATAATTTATAATAGACGGTTGAAGGAAGGGTCTGGAAATGCGATATATGGGTTAGAAGTTGCCAGAGCAATGAATTTAGATCCTTCTTTTATAAGTTTAGCCAATTCAATACGGAAAAAAATATTGAATATAGATGAAAAGATTATTCCCAAAAAAACATCCGCATACAACTCACAGATTATTATAGATACCTGTAAGATATGTCTGAAAGAATGTGAGGAAATTCACCATATTAAACCCCAGTGTATAGCCGATGATAATAATATTATCGAGGGACACAGCAAAAATATTAAACATAATTTAATCCAACTGTGCCACGACTGCCACCAAAAAGTGGAGAATGGGGATTTAGAAATATCTGGATATGTCCAGACAAGTAGTGGAATTGAGGTCCGAACAAAAAATTTAACTAAGAATGAGGTGGTAGATAAAAAAAAGAGTAAGAAAAAATATAATAGCGAACAAATTGATATAATAAGGGATTATGCCATAAAAAGTAATAACAACTTAAGTAAAAGTAAAAAGTTATTAGAATTGGAAAAAAATTTAAAGGTATCTGTCTCAATTATAAAAAAAATATGGAGTGATGAATACTAAATTTATTTTACTAATTTTACTAATTTGAATAATACCAATTTTAGCAATTAGAATACCAATTAGAATACCAATTAGAATAATACTAAATAGTATTGTAGGTGTTTTGTCCCAAACACTTCACGCAATAGACGCACATACTAAGTAGAACGATGACAGCAAATAGAGCCGTGAAAGCCAGTCCCGTATATGCCCAGAGTTCAGTTTTATCAAGCCCAATTATATCGAGACTACAATTGTAACTAATAGAACTAAACAAAGTTTTTGGAATTTGAAATGGGAGGCACGTATTAAAAGAGGTATTTGTAAACAAACTAACATCGGCAAGCAGATCATTGCAACAATTTGGATAACCGTTTTCAGCAACCGCCGTATTGTAACACATATTTTTCATAGTGACACTTTTATTTGCGGATGAACAATTCAGCGCATCGTATAAATTTGTAGTAAAATCAATATTTTGGGGGATATTGAAAAGTGCCGACGTTGAAGTGGCCAGAGTAAGGGTAAGAAGAATAAGTTGAAAAAGCATTTGTATAATTACATTTATTATTATGTTTCAATCAATCAAATTTTTATATTAATGTTGTAAACTACTAATAATCTATTACCTCTTACCCTTATAATCTCCTATATTAACAGTGGTTCAATTTCCGCCATTAATATATGTTCCTTATGTTCGGATAAATAGTTCCCATCCTTCCTTTTAATCAATCCATGAATACATTCATGGATTAATGTGTAGTATAAAAGAGAGGATGTCCAATTTTTATAGGTATTAAGCCAAATAGTTTCTCCATCAGTTTCCGCCCAGTAATTCTCTTCATTATATAAAAATTCTACATTATGTAGCAATGTTTCAAAATGTTCTTTATCTACAGTGAATTTATTATTTCTTACCCTATTCTGTGTGCAATTATTTATCAACTTAAGATTTTTATTAAACCAAATTAAAACCTGTTTTTTGGCTGATTTAACAGTGTTTCTTGTTAGCATATCCTTCTTTAATTATAATATGGGTTAAATATAAATCAATTTTTATATTTAAACCAGTTAATCATATAACTGGGACAACCTACAAGGAAGGAACATTTTCAAGGTTATGGGGAACTATTTGTTATTAAATATGCTATTTTCTTCTAATAATATCCCCAATGTATTAATATATTCGCAATATAATTCCCAAATTATATCTTCTGTTATGTCTGGTGAATCTATGAAATAATCTGGACAGGAGTCTTTATCTTCATAAATGAAATAATTTATTATTTCGTGAGTTTCCCTTCTCCATTGACTAAATGAGGGTAAAGTCCTATATTCAATTTCTTTATTTGTATGCTTGTTATTTAACGCCGTTTCTATATAACTGGGACACATATCCGCTTTTTCTTTGTTTGATAAAATAGAGTCGTGTATGGAATAATCTATATTATTATTATAATCTACATTGGGGTGCTCAGAGTCATTTTGGTCATAACCATAGTTAAATATCCGTTCTCCTACAAACCTAAATAAAGATTTACTATCAATTTCTATTTTAACTTTAGATGGTTCAGCTTTACTAAATATTATATTTTTTATGATACCCATTGTGTAATTATAATGATATTAATCTATAAATAAGTATTTATAGATTAATATCATTAGAAGTATTCCAATTACAATGATTAAACCTATGTTCTTACGATTTATCCTAATTCCTGTATTGTATGGAATAGGAGGAAGAGGAAGAGAGTCCAAACGCACATTATAAACATTATTTTTATGTGTGGTTTGGTAAATACCTGGACAAAGGTCAATTATGGGGCACAAGACTTCTTAAGCGGCACAGGAATCGTTTCTGCGCTTAATAAAAAATTATATTATATAGGTTATTTTAAATGTCAATGAATCATATTGTAATTGATTATAATATCATAAATAAGCGTAATTATGTTCGAATTGTTCCAATTAATTCTTCAACCGATTATAATATTGAGATAAACAAGCTATACACCGACATCAATACAAATATATGTGATAATATACATTATAATTGCGCTGAATGGTATGACCGTTTAATATTAGATTTAAAATATAAAAAATTTAACGCATTTAGATTAGATATGAAATATAGTGGATTATTTGAGTTAGTTAGTAACCCCATAAAAAATAATACCAACTCAACAGTTGATTATGATAAATATGTATTAGAACTTAATACTTTTGTTAAACAAAAATTAATAACATATGTTGATGATAACGGCGATGACAATTTAACATCATTGTTAGAAAATAAGCTTACCAATAGTCATTTAGTGGTGGAAAATATACGGAATATTACCGATTCTCAACCTACACCAGGTGATGCTGATCTTGATACAAATAAAAAATATAATCCAGATTTATTATTCGAAGTGGAGCATATAGAATTAACGTTTAACAGCATCGAACAAAATAAAGATTTAAAGTATATATTAACCAACGAGCATATTCTGGCATTTTTATACTACTTATCCACCATTTTATTTAAAGATGATGTGTTTGATGAATGGTTTTTAAAGCCAACGGGAGAACCACTGAATTATCAAAAAAACGAATTTGGGATCACCCTAAATGAACCAACATTAAGCAAACCACAATACCGATATTTATTTGATGCTTTAAACATAGATATTGACAGTTATTTAGAGATTTATAAGAATACAAAAAACCCCTTATTAGGGGAACAAGATTTAGATACTATGACGAATTATAAAGAATTCACCAGTCCCGACTCTTTTAGTTTGGAAAGAGATATGGAGAATCAATGTGGATTCTCAGCAGGTAGTAATCTTTTAGTGTTTGCGAATATGCCTAAATGTAATATTCCTACCCCGTATGCTACTATGGCATATATCCCCAACCCATCAAATAATACTACCTGGGGAGAATATACCCAACCCACAACAGATAGTACTCCGATATTTTTGGATACATTAGAAAAAAGTGCTAAAATGCCTGTAACATCTGAAATAAAATCTCCAAAAACATCGACAATTATTAAAAATAATATAACAAACGTAACTCTACTATACAATGAAACTATTAAATATTTTAATGAGTTTGAGGAAGTTTCTAAAATTGTATTAAAAACAGATCTAGGAAAAACACTTTACGAGCGGGTCTACGCTGATATATCTAATAATAGTTTAGATGTTATAAATACATTATATGATTTGGATAATATCCGAGAATTGGTAAATAACTGGTCCACCCTCCAAAATAGACCCGATATACCCGATATCCCCACAAAAAGACCAGTTACTTCCATCGATACAAAAATTACTCCCGATACACCCCGTGTTACGCCAAGAGAAGCACCCAAAGTTACGCCTGCTAAACCCCATACGCTTATACACAAAGGCATACCCAAAGTCACCCCCCCAAAAACATCATTTAATGATTTGGATAATATCCCACAAATTCTAAATAACTTCCATAGTAGGTCGCGTGCCCTCCCAAATTATGACCTCCGGAGTGCTCCCGAAGTTACTCACGATACACCCAAAGTTACACCTACTAAACCCCATACGCCTATACACGAAGAAATAGAACTAACTGTTGAAACATACGTTCCAGAACGTAGCGAACTAAGACTTCATTAAAACTGCTAGCGAATTGTTGCCGATCCAGACGTGTTTGTAGTCCTTCACCCTTCCCTTAATACAGTAAAAGGTATGCCTGGTTTGGAACCTATGATATTAAATAAGACCGTCTTATTTAATATCGTTTTTTTAATCTACCGTGATATAGAAAATAATAATTATATTGTTATAAATGATTCCCAATCTAACATCATACAATATGATTAAATTTGATAATTAATCATATAATTATTGATAATATAATTATTGATAATAACCAATGAATACAGACTTTGTTTACTTAGGGTTTACTGACCACTTTAACGATAAAACTAAAATAGGAAAAACATCTTGTTTAGGAAGCAGGGTGTCCCAAATGAATACCTCGTATCCATCCCATACATTTACATTTCGCATGGTTATTAGCATCATAGCCGATAGCGATATTGATGGGACCGCATTGGAACATATATTACACGAGGTATATGAGGATAAAAAAATAGCAGGAAACGCAGGACACAAATGGTTTGATTTAAATGAGCATATTCTTAATGTGGATATTAAGGAATTATTAAAAGATTTGGAAGGATTAAACTATAAGTTATTAAGCACAGAAGAGATAAATGCCGAGTTAGAAATCTATAATAGAAGTGTGCAACCAACTGTTCCTCCTAATATTAATTTATATGAATTATTGTGGAGTAAATCTATAACACTCTATGATTATCAAAATGAGTGTTTTAAGAAAGCAATCGAAAAATATTTAACAAACGATAAATTAATATTAAATTGGACGTGTGGTCTTGGGAAAACAATAATGTCCCTTAAAATATCATCGTATTATGTTTCTACACGATTGCTTATAGCAGTTCCAAGCACTCTATTATTAAAACAGTGGTTAACCAATATATCTAGAATAGGGTATTATAAACGATACAGAATGCTTATTATATGCAGTGATCGGGAATCCGTGTATAGTAGCTTACCTAATGCCCACGATTCTTACTGTATCACCACCAATCCAGAAAAAATAAGGGATTTTATTGGTAAAAATCGTAAATGTGTCGTTATTACAATGTATCAGTCTTCACACATATTAAAAAAACTATTTCTGGATGGTAAATTAAAGAAGGAATTCGAGTTTAGTATTTTGGACGAATGTCACCATTTATGTAAATGGTTGGATAATAAATCCGACCGCCAAAATACAGATGTCTTAGATATACCTTATAAAAAACGGTTAGGATTAACGGCAACAATGAAGAAACTCACCAATGAAAACTCTGTTGATAATTATGATGAAACAAATGATGAAGTAATTTCAGAAAAAATAAAGGTGTTGGACGAAGAAGAAGAACACACTACTATATGGTGTCTAGAACCAGAATGTGTAGAGTCATATGAACCATTTATAGATGAAGAGGCTCTTGACACTCATATGGGACAAGTACACGGCTGCTACGAATTCCTACCGTAGGAATCGATATAAGTAATCCAGACAAAATATCATATGTTATAATACCATTTATAGATGATAACTCAATAACGAATCGAACATTTGAAAAAGTTATAAAAATTCTAGGAAGAATGCGAAAAGAAGATAACACAATTGACCAAAAAATTAGAGCCCCAAAAATAAGTGATAAAAAATATATAAAACAAGGCGAAAGAACTAAACATATTATTAATGATTTGGACAATGTTGATAATCTAATAAGCAACGTTAAGTTATTATTAAGACCTAGTAATACCTTAAATGAACTTGTAAGTAATATAAATATCCCTTGTTTACGATTTTCAAAAATAATAAAATGTTGTATTGCGGAAAACGATAAAATTATAACAACTAAACTAACATATAGAGGTTTATATATAGATGTATTAACATCAATTCCTAGAAATGAAATAATTAAAAATAGTACATTTAAATTTAAATTTACTGTTGAAAAAGGACAATGTGGATATAAATGGTCAAATAAATTAAATATGTCTATTCAGGGTAAAGATTCATTTAACACAATGAAAGAAATAATTAATATAGTTAAATTATATAATTATACAATGAATATAACTATTAAATTAAAAGATACTACTATTATAAATTATAATTTATAATAAAGGGATCCATTACTTTAGACCAATTTGTATCACCCAGCTCATTCCTAAAAAAACATAATTTAATGTTTAAATAGTCACACTTTCTTATCATATATCATAAATCATTTAAATAAATAATAATGGGTTTAGATGGTTCAAATTATCTCACAATTTGTGGTCCACACAGAACACTCGATACTATGGAACAAACCAGGCTTATAACAGCCGAAGAAGTAAATAATGATACAGACATTGTATTTTTAATGGAAAATTATTTTTCAGAGGATAATTGTAAGATAAATAGGGTACCAAAACAGCTGAACGGCTGTGGACAGATCAGTTCGAATGTATTAAGGATAAGTTTTAATTTTCGTAATATAGAGCCAACCGATTTTTTTATAGCATTGCTAAGAAAATATCCCGATTGTCATATTAAAAATGAATATAACACCGAAATGGGTGATTCGGGAATATGGATTGGGAGTGTAAACGGTGACGGTAGTTTAAATATCCAAAGTGCTGGATGGGTAGATATTACTATGGATGAGATGGTGTTTGACGATTATGGTTTGGGAATGTAAACAGGGGGTGGTAGTTTAGATATCAAACTGCTGGATGGATCTATATTGTTATGGAGGACATTAAACTAGAGTAATTATACTCCCATAATAAATTTAAATCCATATATCACCCTAAAATACTTGCGAACATTGAGCAAGCATAATTAGAAGCACCTAAAACAGTGAAATTAATATAATATATGACACCATATATTTTTAGTATCAAGCATGAATTTAGTTCACGCATTTTATAAACCCAATTTATATTATGGAGTGGGGGGATATGTACAAACGTGGCGCAGATTTAAGATATACAACTCCTCAGCAAACAGACTCAAGTAATGGTAATACATTAGGAACTAAAAGATATATATTATCGATTGAGTCAATCGATCGACTCAATCAATCGACCCAAATTAACTTTATACAAAAATTTGAACGGATTTAAGAGTGTAATCGGTGTGTTATATCATTCAAACATGAATTTGGTTCAATATAGCAACACCCATTTTGAATACAACAATTCGTCTATGGGATTATTTGAATATAAAAACCACACCAGGTTTCAGAATAAAATCCAAAAACGCGGACAACTCAATCTATACGATTTGTGCTCTCGTGAAGATATCCATAGACAACTAGAACTCATTAAAAATACGATACCTAATATTGGTTATTATTCGAATATTAATAATATATCCGACGGTATTGAAATCACATATGAAGATAAAACATTTTCTTTATATGGTAAGTTCATCGATATATACTCTTTTATATCTAATAATTCTACATTAGAATTATTAGATAGGATTAAAAAATTGTCTGAAAATATATCTGTAGCCGACTATAATAAATTATTTATTCCACATTCCCACACATCTAACATACCAGGCGATTGTCCTATTTGTATCGAACCCTTTCAAAAAAATGATTCATTGGTAACAACCCAGTGCAATCACCATTTTCACAACAACTGCTTAAAAACGTGGTTAACCCAAAGTTCTATAAATAATAATTGTCCTTCGTGTAGACACGTTATTTACAATAACTCGATATAAGAGGATTCTTACATAAATTCATAATAATATTGTATATTTGTGTTGATTCGTTTTTCATTAGATCTAATTTTTTTTCATACCCAGATAATACAGTTAATCCAGAACTCATAGCATTCAAATTGGTTTTTAACGTGCTAATTTCATTCGGCATATAATTAAAAAAGAATATGCAACTTATTATAAAATGAGAAACAGCTACAAATAATAGCAAATAAAGTATATATTTAGGTATATTTCTACTATAATATGGTATGTAATCCTCAGGGTCTTCCATTAAATTGACGTAATTATTCATTACATTATATTATTACTTTATGTTTAAATACATAATATTTATTAGATTCTAATAAATCATCGTTATCTTATAAATAGTTTTGTATACAGTTGACAAAGCATTCCAATTGAGATTTATACCGTTCCCCATGTTCTTTGTTATACCCAATGATTAGAACTAGATTATTCTTTTCAGCCAAATCATACCATTCGCCTATTTTATCTAAACTATATGAAAAAGGGTTTTCAACAAGGACGTGTTTACCTGATAGTAAACATCTTTTGATTAAGTCATAGGGTATATTTGTTGGGTTAGATATAATAACACAATCTATAGATTTATCATATACAATTACATCTGGATTTAAAACTATGTTTAGTGTTTCAAGACTGTATCTTTGTTTTTCATCTAAGGCTTCAAAACTTAATGTTGACATTCGATCACAAACCCACTTTAAATTTAAATTTTTATTATCTAGAGTAGTATAAAAATACAATTTTCCTATTTCACCATATCCAAATAATGCAATATTTAACATTATATTAGCCAAATATATTATTTCAACATTTTTGACATTTTTTTCTAATACTATACTATAAATGTCAAAAATTCATAAAATAATTATTACAGGCAATATACATACCCCGGATGAAGTGATACGACAAGAAATTGGGCTATCTGAAGGTGATTTATTATATAAGTCCGACTTAGAAAATATTCTTGAACGTCTTAAACAACTGGGATTATTTTCATATGTTAGAGTATCAGTAGTCCCCGTTTTAAAAAAAATTGATTTAATTATTGAGGTAGTAGAGATATCAACCAGTTCAAAAACGGCGGAATTAATCCAAAGCCCTAACGGTGATGTTGGTATTGGATTGGGATACGGAGATATAAATTTTTTAGGATCAGGGAATACCATTGATTTAAATGCGGAATATGCTAACGACTATTATCTGCTAAGAGCTTCGTATATAACCCCCGAATTTAATAATATGAGTTTTAATGTTTTTAATACTGAAACTACAAATAATTATGTTGAAGACGATGGGTTTACTACGGATACAACGGGGATTTCTATTGGGTACGATATTCCATTTCTAAAAAATGTAATAAATACGGATTTAGAGTATTCAGAAAATACTTTAAAATGTAGTGATCGATTAAACGGTGTTAATTATGAACTTGAAGAATGCGACTCGGTAAAAAGGAAGGAAATAAAATTAAATACAAAGTGGCGTGGAAATACATTAAATAATCCTGTATACCCTACTGAAGGAAAAGTTACTGATCTTTGCTATGATTATGTTTTTTCTATAGATCACAAAAATTATTTTAATACAAGAGTAAAACAAACAATGATTTATCCTGTTAATAACAATACTTTACAACTTACTGGTAATTTAAATTTTGGAAAAGACATCCCTTTCTATAAAAGATACTATGGTGGAGGTAGTGGAACAATGAGAGGTTTTGGATACAACACACTCGGTCCAAAATATCCAAATGGAACATCAGAAGGCGGTGAATTATCGGTCTTTGGAAGCGCTGACTTTAAATTTCCCACATTTTTAAATGGATTGTTGGGGGGAAGTGGTTTTATTGATGTTGGTAATGTATATGAAACAACTTCTTTTTCTAAAGCAAAAGCAGATGAATTAAGGGCGTCTATTGGACTAGGTTTATATTGGGTATCTCCGATTGGTCCTATAGGGTTTAGCTTAGCTACTCCGCTAATTAAAAAGGATGGTGATATAAAGAAGGTATTCCAATTAACATTAGGTAATCGTTTTTAATGGAAATTGTTTAAATTTCAACTAGAGATAATAAAACTATAATAAACTTCTTAAAGGTGGGGGTTCACTGCCCGTAATACACTGATATTTACTAAAATCAGTCACCCCCTTTTTTCTTAGATATAATTCATCCACTAATTGATTTCCAGTAAACTTATTTGGATTCTCATCAACGATATGATTTACAACATCCACCATAATATCCTGTTTTCTCCATATTCGTTCATCCCCAAGGTTATTATTTTTTACCGCATAACTCTCTATAGCAGTCATCGGCCATAACGTATTTACGGCGATCCCCTTTTCCGAATATTCTTCAGCTATCCCTAATGCCCCAAATGTCATACCCCATTTACTGATCATATATGCGATTTTATTTTTAAGAGTTTTAAGTTCAGCAATATTTTGTGCTAACGGTGGAGACATTGTTATAATATGACCACCCCCACTTTCTAACATTAATGGAATACCAAACTTGCTAACCATAAAAGATCCCCTACAATTAATATCATTTATTAAATCATATTTTTTCATAGAAGTATCCTCAATAGATTCCCAATCTAAAGCCCCCGCATTATTTACCACAACATCTAGTCGACCAAATTCTTCCCGAACCTGAACATACATTTTTTTTACATTTTCTTCATCCCTAACATCAAGTTTGAATGGTAAGGCTCTAACTCCCGCCTGTCTTATTTCATCAGCAACACTGTATATACTACCCGGTAAATTGGGATCGTTTTTTGTGCTCTTACCTGCTACCACTATATTATAACCTTTTTTAGCCAATCCTATCGATATGGCTCGCCCTATACCCCGTGTAGCACCTGTAATCAAAGCAACTTTATTCATTATTTATAACGTAATATATAATTTTTAAATAATTATCAATTTTTTTAATTATCATTATTAAATAAAAATATTAGCTTATTAATATTAGATTATCATTATTAGATTATCATTATTAGATTATCATTATTAAATAAACCCTAATCCCAAAAATGACTAATAGATAATATTATTCCATTACGATAACATTTGGGATATTCATAGCCTTCAGAGTGCTTAAATTCTAAATCATTTATTGATAGTGTATCTAACATTGCTTTTATCATTGGGTTACATCTTACAATATCTCCATCAACGTGTTCCTGAATCGATCCTTGGTTATAAAAAGGATTCATTTTAGGAATATTATGAACAGAATCTACAAATCCATTATAAGTATATTGGTATTCGACACTTGCAAATTTATTTCCATCTTCATATGTCATATAAGATATCAATGCGTTTACCTGGCAATAAACACCCGTGTTCTTAGGTTGGTCTCCATAAAAATTAAGTATTAAACGCTTGTCATAAGAGACCCAGTTAGAAATATTAATTATATCATCTTTCTCCCGCACCTTAAGATGGATAAAACTAAATATAATACCCCGGCGATAATCATCTGGATATGTGTTTCCAATATGATTCAGTAATTCAGAATCATCCATAAGTAAGAAATCTAACATTTTCTGAACCATAGTGGAATATCTTACTATACAACCATCTTTATAATTGGTAAACTGTGGCGTTTGTCCATGAAATGGGTGACACGATTCCATTTTATCAATAGTTGTGTATGTATAGTTAAGTTTTAAATATTGTTTTTGATGGGTAGCCTTAATTTTAACCGTTTCGAAAAAAGCGGGATCTTTGTTATACCCATATGATTTGTAACTGCTTTCATAGGTGCGTTCATATGTGCTTTCATATGTGCTTATAGAATCCATCATTTATCAATTCAATTAAAAATGAACGAAAGAGCAAATTTTTGTTCTAAATAACACTATTTAAAGTTTTATCCATAAAAATATATACGATGGAAATTAACATATTATATTTACACGGCTATTGTGGAAATGAGGAATTGGCGACGATGCAAACAGCCCATTTCAGATCCAGTCTTGAAAATGTAGCAAACATATATTCTCTAACTGTTAAAAATCACTTTGTTAATGGTTTGTATAAATTGGATTTTACGCCGAAAGATACATTTATTAGTGAAAATATAAATCCTCCCTATTACGCACATTGTTATTATAACTATTTAAGTAATAAACAGGTAGAATATACCGGAATTGATGATTCTGTTAAATATTTAAAAAATATTGTAGAAAAAAATAATATTAATGGTATTGTGGCATTTTCCCAAGGGACCTACATAACTTCTATACTAAATTCTTTTGTTGATCTGGATTTTATCGTATATTTTTCTGGAATGCCCTGTCTTAATTTAGACTATCCTATAAATATAAATATACCTTCGTACCATATAGTCGGAAAAGAAGATAAATGGTATGAAGCAGGATTAGTATTACATACTAAATACTTAAAATCAGAAAAAGATACCCAATTATTTGAACACGCGGGAGATCATCATTTTCCCAAAGGTAAAGATGTATATATTTATACTAAAATAGCCCAGTGGATTGTGGAAATATGCGATTAAATATATCTAGTCAGGTATTATTATATAATTATATATAGATTTATATATAATTATATTTATTATAATATAGCATGAATCGAATTATCAAATATCCCGTAATACCAGATTTTAAGAATTTTCCACCTATAATTAAAACTAAATTTTGCTACAGATGCTGTTCTTCGATAGATTTTAAAGTGGAAAGCACTTGTATTAATAATTTAACGCACAACTTTGCCTTATGTACTATAATCTAAATACAGCCATATCAACGCATTTTACTAATTCATTCACTTCTTCCTCTGACCAATATCTCATAGAATCTTTTGTTCGCAACCCCTGGATATAATCGCCTGTTCCAAAAAATCTAAAATCCCTATTTCCGTGGTATTTTAAAAATAAACTTTGGGATTTGTTTTCTAATTCAACCGCCTCAATCCATTGTGCTGTTAATGGTAATGTAAACCCTCCTTCGGAACTATAATTTTTTTTTAGATTTGTTAATAGGCTGCTTCCTTCCCTAATGCTTCCTTCTTCTCCCGCCTCGGTCCCCTCCCCAATACCTTCCAACACATTATCCATTACCAAATCAGTGTATTTGTTGTGGAATTCCTTAAAATAAATTTTTGAATCCTTGAACAATTTTAAATCCTGGTATAATTTAATATCTAATGGATCTTTTAACTTGTTGAAATAATGATTCATTATTTCAATAGTCTCAGTATTAAAGGTATCATTTGATTTGGGATTTGAAATATGTTTATACATAGTGTTATTTAGATAATTAGTTTTATATAATTACTTAAAATAAAATAACATTATTAGTATAATGACAAGTGCTTATAAATGGCAACACGACAAAACCCACGATATTTTACAATTATCTGATAGTAAAACCGCTTTAATCTACACAAATCGTCACAGTGTATTTAAACACCATATATGCGATATTCCGGAAAAAGGCCACGTATTAACTAAAACAACTGCTTGGTGGTTTAATAAAATAATAGAAAAAGGTATATGCAATACCCACTATTTATACAGCAAAGATAATATTATGTTTGTTAAACCATCACGTTCTATACCTTTTTATGTTAGAGTAAATGGTTATAATAAATACACTAGATTAGAAAAACCCATTATAACATATATTCTAAAAGGAGATGTTGACGCTATCATTACGCCACTCCAGATCATCGAACTAAATATGGCAAGTTCATTGGATTTGGAAATAATATATAAAACCGTATTATCGCTGTATACATTTGGTAGGGAAGAGACATTGATAAAAGGGCTTATTATGGTTAATTCCAAATATCACTTTGGTTTTGACACATTTGGGAGCATTATTTTAATAGATGACGTTCACACAACCGATTCTTCCCGCTATTTTGATCTATCCAACACTAAAGATCCCAAAAAAGATATTGTTAAGTATTGGATAAAAGAAAATTTAAAAAGTGGTTCAAAAGTCCCGCAACAACTCATAAAACAAGCCAGCTCCTCATACACCGATTTTTATAAAAAGTTAACAGGGAACGATTTAGAAGAATATGAATATTTTGGTATGAGTGTCAATTATACTAAATTGCTCAATGTTTTAACTTGTTAATTAAAAATAATAATAAATAATTATTATTTTAAATTAATAAGATTTCCAGTTATAATTCTTTTTTTTCCTCTGAACAACAGGTGCAATACCCATTTATACCATAATGGGCGATACATATAGTCTGGTGGCATATTTTACATACTTTATCTATGGGAACTCCTTTCCCCACATCTTCCCGATTACATACATAACACTCCATAATCTTATCACTAGAATCAATGTTTTTCCCTGGACTATTGGTCCTGAGTTTCATATATATTTTCCAAGAAAAATACAACTGTATAACGTGTATTGAGAAATATAGGATAAATACAAATAAGAAATTATAACTAAATATTAATATGTCGGATGTTCCCAAGATAATATAGTATAAAATCATACCACCAATTTTTGATATTAGATATGTATTATAATAGTATTTTTTTATTATATGTTTATATACGCTGTTTCTTTTGGTTGATATAGTAAGGAGAGAACTAAATATTGAACTTAAAAACCCCAGATGAGATGTATTACATAGTATTAAGTGTTCTGTTTTTCCTAGAAATCCACTATAATATGCGATAACCTGTAGTAATATTGTAAATATGTGATGAATGCTGTGTGCTTTATCGGGTCTATGGAAGATTAACTCGTATATAAACATGCAGTTAATTGTATGGACAATTAATGGGCAATAATATTCATAAAGATTTGTATTTAGAAATAAATAAATAAAGAGTAAATAAAAACTTAAACTTGTCCATACAGTGTAGAATAATAATCTAATATATTCAAAATCAACTTTAAAAACAGAAGTTAATAATTTTATAAAAAAAAAGGTACCAGAATAATATTTTAATTCGTCCATATAAATATTACGAATATAATATATATAAATTTCCGCATTCTAATAATGTGATCCTAATCATCCGATTCTAATCGGATAAACTGTATATAACCCTTGGGATCACAATAGGGACCCCATTAGCATTCAACGATGAAATACTTATTTCAATTAATTCACTACAATTTAACCCAAATTTTTGATATATTTCAGCGATATTACTGTTAGTATTATCAGAGTATTTAGAATAAAGAATGCTGTCCCCACAAGAAATCATATTAATATCAATTGTAAACTTATCTTTTAAAAATTCTAACAAATCCCGTATATTTACAATCCCCATTTCCTTTCGAGACAGTTTAATTGAATCCCAGGTTGTAAACGATTCGGGAATCGTTTTAATAATACTGCCATAAACAGAACTATAAATTCCATCCTGTATTTTAATTGGTTTATTTGGTTCAGATTGCACATACATATTAATCCCAGTGTTTATAAAACTATCCTTATAGTTTAGTTCACGGTAAGTGCTCCCAGAATAAACCTTATTATAAACATATTTCAAAATTTCCATCATAGATAAAGCCGTTACTAATGTGGTGGTTGTTGACAGAGCGGGGGTAATTCTCCCAGCAACCAGTTTACAATTGATAAAATCAGTGGGTTCCATATTATATATACAGCCCCTTATATTACTAATTGTTTTTATAAATTGAATATGACCATTTGAATCGTCATCTTTCTCTAACGGTTGTGGGGTAATATCGCCTATATCTAATTCTATCGCATATACCTGTTCGATTAATGTACTTGTTGGAATTGAAACTGCATCCTTTCCCTCTTTCCCTTCCCCTTCCCCGCCCCCTAACAATAACTTTGGGGAATAGTCACTCTTTAAAACAAATGACGGTTTGTTTAAACATTTGTGCATAAGTGTTCCATAATGTTGTATAAATTCTAATAGAATTGGATTTGATAATTTGATTGGTTGTGGATAACGCCTAATCCCCGTCCAAAAAGATGTGCCATCTTCATTTAATTTATCTTTGGGGTTATCAATTACTAATTTTTCAATTGGGGTAATAAAAAGATCCGTAAACACCTGGACGATATATTCGTAAATCAGCTCGTCTTTGAGCGCAATCAGAAGACGTTCCATATTTACTAATTTCTCATTTTTAATATTATCATTATCTATTCTTGATAAATAGTGTTTAAAATTCGCTTTTCCTCCCTTATATTCCATAAGATCAATCATAGATTCATTAAAATAGTCGTTAAATGTATCCAGACCCCACTGGATACAGTGTTCTATTTTAAAGGGAAAGTTTTTGAGTGTGCACACTGGAATCTCTTTTTCAGGTGGATCAACTGTATCACTGTAGGAGCACGTTTTATGTGGAACAATAACCTGTACATTGGCTTTAACTCCCAGGGTCCCGGTTTCAAACAAAGGTTTATTGTGGAGAATGCACTTACTATCCACATATTGGCGTGCTTTAACATTATCTAACGCATTTACAACGATGTCCTGTTTAGACCAAAACCGTCGGTCAAAATGGGCTTCGGTTTCTTCCCCCACTTGTTTATCCAATGCGGTTACTCTCAGCAGTTTATTAAATTCATTTATTTTATCTTTGGCTACCTTAGATTTAAAACTTCCTATATCTTCCGACCTAAACAAAAATTGACGGTTTAGATTTGACAACTCAATCGTATCCATATCCGTCAATGTTACACAACCAGTATGTTTGTTATGTTTATTCGAAGATATGTTTAGCATATGAAAGAGTTTTAAATACTCACAGCCAAGAGCCCCACTCCCAACCAGAAATATATTTAGATTTTTTAGATATTTAATCATATCTTTGGTTAAGAGTTTATAAACATCGGTGTAATTATCATTTGGAACAGATTTATAAAGCGTTTTCGAATCATTTGGTCTAGATAATTCGCTATAATCAATGAGTAATTCCTGTTCAATGGGACAATATTTCCCAGTCACTTTCAAAACTTCTTGCGCCAATATACTTCCTAGAATTGATTGGATTATAGGAAACTTGTATTCATAAGATACAATATATTTAAATGAATCGTCGTTAAGTTTAGCATCGCTTTTAACAACCCTGTGGAAATCCTTTAAAAGTTTAATTGTTTTATCATAATCGGTGATATTCAGCACGTTGCTAGGGTATTTTTCGTCTTCTACAACGAGCGATAATGGTTTGTACATCTTTTCCTGAACTTCTTTAACCTCTATTATTTCCAAATTGACCACTTTATCAAGGTGTAAGTTGTTTACACCTTGGATATATAACGTTCCTTTTACACATTTAGAAATGGTAAAGCATGCTTCGCTTACGCCACAAAACTTAATTATATCCCCAGTGTTAAACACGGTATTGTCTGATACGTGGAGCACTGTTCCGAATGTTTCAATTGTTTCTACTTTAGTAATGAATGTTTTTCGCACTGCTTCACCACTAAAATCCTGTATTGTATGTTTTACAAAATCGGTGAAAATATACCCTGAAAACCCATAACAAAGTCCTAACATAAATTTGGTGTTATTTTCACGACACATTTTATTAAGAAGGGTGGGGGATATTGTCAAATGTGTTAGAATAACCATATCTACATCTTTAATGATTGGGGTATGAAATTCCTCTGTAAAATTAGGTTTAACCAACTCGATTTGAACATAACTGTTTAGTTCTTTTAAATAATCTAAACAATACGTATCTATATTTTTGGGTGTTTCTGGGATTTTATTTATAATAAAATTATACCCGAGTGTTTTTTTAGATATTTTCAATGGATCATAAATATAAAGGGTTTTTATTCCAAGAAGACACAGGCATTTACATACTTCTAGACCAATATTATCTAAACCATATACTAAAACTTTTAAATTGGCTAATTTTAACATTGTATCCGCTCCAATAGTCCCGATCTGACGCGAATAGAGATTTTCTTTCTTGATATCCATTTATTATTTAATGATAATAAATGAATAATATTATTCAAATTTAATATTAATTGATTGTTTTCCATTTTTCTTAGAGTTTGTAACATTTTTTATGTTACGTAAAAATTTGATTTAAATTATATATATATTAATATATAACATAAAAAATGTCTCAGAAATACAAATGTGGAATCTGTGAATCAAAACCAGATCAATTATCGCATCATAAAATGCATATAGATACTCAAAAACATAAGGATAAACGCACTATATTTGAATTAAAATTAAAACAGCTGTCTACAGAAGATTTGGAAAAGGATTATAAAACGCATAATATTGAGGATATTCTGGGTGGGTTTGAAACGAAGAAGACAATCGTGTTAAAAAAACTTATAAAACCACAGATAACAATCATATCAAACAAGGAAGCACTAAAAGATAAAATACACGATATCCATAATTATATTAGAAATAATGGGGGGGGGTATGGAATGAACGCATTGAAATTATTTAATATAATTTATGGATTAAAAAAAATAGAAGAGAATAATCTAATTGATCAGTCGAAGTTAGAAAGGCCATGCTGTGAATTCTCAAACCTTTTAAAAATGGCGACTGAAAATAAAAATGAAGAATTGGTGGAAATTATACAGGATAAAGTATTGGATTCATTGGCAAAGAGTTCAATACGAGAAATATTATTCTATGAGATTCCTAAAAATATTTCTGGAAGTGTGTTTTCCTACTTAATTAAAGAAATTGAACACATTAGTGAAATTGAAAAGGCGACAAATACACAATTATGTGGTAAAATTTATGAGTATTTTATTGGTAGAGACCAATCAGCCATAAGTGAATTAGGAGCATATTTTACAGACAGGCATATCACCGAATTTATTTACAATGAAGAACCGGTGATTGTTAATGATAATTTTCAAGTTCCAACGATGTGTGATCCCTTTGGTGGTTCGGGTGGGTTTACCGTTGGGTATATTGTTTATCTTAAAAATAAATATCCAAAGATTGATTGGAAAACAGAAATCGGTAAAGTGCATCATTATGATATGAATGAGGATGTTATCAAATCGGCCGCCTTGGAATTCTTCTGCTTATCTGGAAATATCCCCGATATGTCAACACTTCGATATGCCAATAGTTTTACAGATGATTTTAATAATATTAAGTTTGATAGAATATTTACAAACCCGCCATATGGTGGGGATGGTAGCAAGAAAACGCAGAAACAATCTAAAAGAGATAAAGTCAAGAAATATATTAATGATTCTTTAAAAACAGAATTAAACGAAGAAACCATTAAACATAGAAAGAAACAACTAAAGAATATTGAGGAAGACGAAAAATCTGAACGAAAATTGAAAGAACAAAGTAAAGTAACATTGGTAAAATCTAGTTCACGAATACAAGCGTTTGCCAATAAATACAAATTAAAGGCTAATGATAAAGAAGGGGTTTCACTTATTCAACTTATGGATTTAGTAGAGGTGGGTGGGACGGTGGTTGGGGTTCTCAAAGAAGGCGTGTTCTTTAATAGAACCTACAAGGGATTGCGCGAATGTCTTATTAAAAACTTTAATGTCCGGAAGGTGATTAGTATTCCATCAGACCAATTTGAAAATACCTCCACAAAAACATCTGTTTTAGTATTCGATAATACAGAAGAAAAAACAAGTGTTGTTGAATTTTCGGAATTAACAGTTAGCAAGTTTAGTGAGGATAAGTTTGACGAAATTGATGGACAAATTGTATGTAGTGATTATGCGGGCGAAGGTTCCAAATTGAAACCGGATATTAAGTCTGTGGATAAAACGGTTGTTTCAGTTGCTACTGCTGATGAAATTTTGGCAAATGATATCATATCATTTAATGGGAAGGATTATATTAAGGATGAAATAGTGGAGGGGGAAGGGTATGAATTGAAGAGGTTGGGTGATATTACTGAATTTTTACCAAGCGGAAACAGATTAGCAACATTTAAAGATGATAATGGTGATATTAATTATTATACTTGTAGTTCAACAATTAAAAAATGTACTATTGCAGATTTAACAAAATTATCAATTATTATAGGTCATTCAGGAAATGGGTGTTTATTTATTGATAATAATTATTCAACATTATGTACAAATCATATACTATTTAATAAAAATAAATGTATTTTAAAATATATATACTACTATTTAACATATAAATGGAATAATTTCTTCACAATTTGTTATAAAGGGTCAACTGTAAAAAATACAAGTAATAAAAGTATAGAGATGTATAAAATACCTATCCCAAAATCCCCCGAAAAAATCCAATACTGGGTCGATAAAATTAGTACCCCATTTAATGAAAAGAATGAAAAACAAAATTTGTTAGAAAATCTTGAAAAGGAGGTGTTGGAGAGGGTTAAATATATTAGTGATAATGAGGAATGTGATAATTTAACATTAAAACAAATTTTTAAAAAAATAAATACTGGAATAAATAAACCACCTGATAATAAAAAAGGAAAACTATATCCTTATTATGGAACTTCAAAAATATCTGGTTATACAGACCATTATTTATATGACGGAACTTATATTTTAATAGCAAGAAATGGAACTATGGGGAATGCATTTATTGTAAAAGGACGATTTTATCCAAGTGACCATATATTTATATGTGAAGTTAATAACAACTATAACATTAATTATATATTTAAATTATTAAATATTAATTCTTTTAAAATAGAACAATCGTCTAATGGAAGCACTATAAAAGGTATATCAAAGGAAAATTTAGAAAAAATTAAAATATCAGTACCAAAAAATAAAAATTTAATCACAGAATTAGAACCTAAATTTGCCGAAATTGAACAACTCAAATTAGATATTCAAAATGCCGAAACAAGATTTGACCAATATATAAAAGAACTGGGGGAGGAAGCCCTTAAGAAATAAACTATCGCCTTCTATTAAATAATCCTAGTTCATATCCAATATTATTAAATCCTGGGTATAATTCAGACGGTTCTTTCGGTAATTGTGGATATATTTCACACAATTCATTATATTTGTTAACAGAATCTACTTTTTTTTCTTTACAAAATTTTATCCATTCCTCTTTTGATTGAATAAAATTTGTGGTATCTATTCCTAAAAAATCATTCCATCCTTTCCACAACCCATATATTTTAAAATACGCTTCTGGATCTTTTATAAAATCTGCATGGGTTTTTTCAAATGTTATATAATGGTGTTTATCGATTATATTTAATTGTTTGTTTAATTCACGGATATAGTTTAACTCGTCTTCTTCTTGTGATAATTTAGATTTTAATGACTTTTTATGTTTTAATCTTAATATAATTTTGTTAAGTTCATCGCCGTCATCGTCCAAAATAAATCCATCGTCTTCATTTTCCGTTTTAGGTTTTTTAGGTTTTTTAGGTTTAAGTTCAGATAATACTATTTTCTGCTGTATCATATCATCTTCATTACCTAATTTTGATATTATTTTTTTAACTTTATCAAATGGTATATTTTTATCATCCCAATCATCAGTATCAATCCATGGGATCATATAATATGCTATTTTATTAGGAAAATTACTATCCAATCTATTCGCTCTTAAAGAACATTGACAAATTCTAATTTCAGATTCCATATTTTCAGCAAAAACAACCCCATTAATTTCAGGACAATTAAAGCCTTCCCCAAATTCATAGACGCAGTTTATAATACCATATTTAGATACTTTAAAATTATTCACACACAATTCTTTATCTATATTACTGTTAGAATGTAAATCTACATAATAAAGGTCTTCTTTAGAGATTTCTACTAATTTTTTATCTAATATTAAATTTATATACTTTGTTATTAATTTAGCATTATTGGTTTGATTACAATATATAAGAATGTGGGTCAAATCACTATATTTAACGATTGATTTTAACGAAACATATGCCGAAATGAATAAGCCTTTATTTTCTACAGGAACGCCCAGAATTTTAATAATATTATCTACTTGTTCTTCGGTATTTTTTAACAATATTACTTGATAATCAGTGATTTTTTTATTATCAATTGCCCATTTTATTGAAATGGGTGGGTAAATATTTTTACCAAATATTTCTTCATCGTCCATCGAATACACTATTTTATTAGTTTTATCCTCTATAATTTTTTCTGTGGCAGTTAAGAATAATGTTTTATCCGATTTTATCCTATGAAATGAAATCCATTGTTTTGAACTGTACGCTTCTCTAGATGCTAAATGGTGTGCTTCATCTCCTATTTTAAAATTAAATGTAAACTGTTCACCATTTGTAATCTCGTCTGTAATCTCTTGTATAATATGAGCCGACGAATAGGTTGTTATAACAATTCTATTTCTGGTTGTCACTTTTAAAAAGTCCTTAATATTGCCCGAATCTTTTGTTCCTATACCCCCCACCAATAAAATGTCATTAGAGGAATATAATTTGTTTATTTCTCCTTTCCATTGTTCTAATAATGTGGTGTATGGAACACCTATAATAATGGTTCTAGATTTTAATTTTTTTGATACAAATAAAGAAGCTAATGTTTTACCAACACCGCACGCCGCCAATAATTTACCAATATCATTATTACTGTAATATAAAACAACGTTTTCTAAAATATTAGATTGAATTTCATTTGGGATATATTTTTTTAACCGACTGGCTTTTAATAATTGCATTTTTTTGATGTATTCGTCTTTGATGTAATTATGTCGCTTTAACTCTGATAAATATCTACTCAGTTCTAAATCTACCAATATTTTATTATAATACCCTTTATCTTCTAATAAATCTTTAATTTCACTGTAATTAAATGTATAATCAAACCATTCTGTACCAGTTCCCTTATAATTTTCATTATTTATAGTATTATATTCAGTGTAGTGACTGTGAATTAAATCTTCTATTTCGCCCTCATCTAATTCATTATTACACACAATCATAATATATGGAATAAACTCATTTAATGGATAACCTGTCTGTAACTGACCACGTCTATTAATAAAATTAGATGTTTTACCACATTTAGTGTAATGCTCTTTTAAATCTTCACATTGACCTATATATACCGAATGGGATGACATTTTAAATTTAATTATATTATAAATAATCATAATATGATCAATTTTAATACAAATTATTAAGGGTATTAAAATAATATTGTAATCTACAGCATTAATAATCATTATCCCGACGTGTTACCACCCAACAATAAACCACCCAATATTATCCCTAAATGGGGTTAATCCAATAATAGTATATGTAGATAATAAATTTGAATCATTCCCGACCAAATATTTCGGAACAAAAAAATGACTATGAACACACTTTCAACCACCGCCCCACCTGAAATAGTAGGAACTATTATGTCATACCTCGCCCCAAAAGATATTCTAAAATGGATCGTTCTTAGCGTGGTGTCACAAAACGAGGTTCTGTTCAAAGAATTGAAACGTGTTTATATGACTAATATCCAACGGTATTCCCCTACGAACTATGGGTTATACCATATCTATTTTAATTTAAATAACATTAATACCCATAAAAAATATATGGACAAATTGAGTGAATTTCACGAAATTGCTTATCAGAATCAACTTGATCGACCCAAATCATTAATACTTAGGGATGAACTATCTAGTAAAATCGTGGATAAGCGCCAGCAAACCAAATTTCTCAACTTAACCAAATATATATGGAAGGTTTCTTTATAATAAAAGTATTTAGTCCAACAACCGTGTCAATAAATAATGGTTTCCAAGAATCTGGATGTTGAACCGGATAACACGTTCGTTCCCACCATATACTTTAGAACTTGGATATATCTTAATCATATGTGTAACGGTTTTGGATTGCTATAGTGCGTTAGACATTATGGAGAGTTCTTATATATATAATTTTTTTATGCGTCTTAAAACAATGAATAAATGACCAATTGGTTCGATTAGTAAGGTCCAGGGTGTTCCCGCATTATCGTATCGCTGGCAGTGGGTAGCCAGTTCCCCTCGTTGTCAAGGGAATAGGGTACCCACGTCCATTCTTGACCGATCCCTGGAGGGGATCCTTGTAGTGGCTCAAATTCACCACCTCTACCTGAATCCGAATAATCAGAAGGGTTGAGTAGTTCGGTAGCAGTGCTACCCGGACGCTCGAAGAGATTAGTTCGAGCCGAATCAGCCCTTTTTCCATTAAATCCCAAGATAAAATGATCGGCCGCCAGGACCTCGGCTCTAGCACGGTCATCCATGTCGTCGATCGACATCCCCGTAAACACTCGAAGTGTTTGGTGACGGACAACACTATCCGAACTAGGTTGAGTAGGGAGAATATGTGTAAATACTGCCAGTGTTTCGTCCATTAATTTCATAGACCATATACTACGACCGAGACACGCGTGAATGATGTCAAGCAGTTGTTCACGACTCTGCATAAGTTGCCACCATCCAACACAACCCTCAGGCCAGTGAGCGACTGCAACTGGATGAGAGGGTTCAGGAGTCACAAAGACAAAATCATGCTCGGGGTGTTGGTGTACTGGAATCACGTTAGCGGCAGATCCAATGTATGTTACCACCGTTTGTTGGAACACCTTAAATTCTGACATTATTTCGCTACCAGTACTATTTTCATTAATAATTCGTTTAGTTGCCATAGTATTGTTTAAATGTCTATGGATTATACAAATTATCAAATTTTTTTTTCTTAAAAAAACATTCTATCCGTTTATAATAAAATCGCTGAATGGTTTATAATAAAAGCATTTAATCCAACAACTGCGTCAATAAATAATGGTTTCCAAGAATCCGGATGTTTTTGAACAGCCATTACAACAAAGCACAAATAAAGAATAGCGTGGATAGGACGTAATCCATTCCACCAAATAGGTTTACCAAATGTTTCTGGCCCAACTTTTCTCAATTTAAATAAATAAATAATAGTAAACCCAATTACTGGAAACAAGCCTAAAAGACCTAAATAGGGTAATTTATCAAGTGGTATTTTTTTTACACCATAACTAATTAAAAATCTTAGGGGAATACATATAAATAAAAAAAGAATAAATCGTTTAATCAATTCGTCCATTATACTATAGCATTATATTTTATTTTTTCTTAATACCAGATTAATAATACTATATTAATATGTTTTAATAGTGGGTTGCCTTTGCCATTGCCCTTCCCATTGCCCTTCCCCTTCCCATCGCCCTTGCCCTTTCCCTTGCCCTTCCCTAGGAGTAAGATTTTTAACCGTGTCCAAACAATTGTGGATAGGATGGTTGGTAAAATTGTCCATTAAGATAAATGCTTTTTCAACCTCTCCCATTGTTTTATAATTTTTTTTCCCTAGAATATTATTTTGCGAATAGAGATAATCAAAACGTGGACCCCATTTCCGTGCCCCTAATCGTGCCGTAACAGAGCAATTATCGATCATATGCGAAATACCCTTATCGTAGAGATATGGATTAAGTGAATCTGTAGCCTCTATAATAGATTCATTCACAATCTCCGATGGATTATGTCCATTTTCCATCAAAATATCTATTTGTGCCATCATTGTGCCCACATATACGCCAGCAACTCTTGCCTGAATTGGATGATCATACAGTTCAGCTCTATATTCTTTTTCGATGTGCCACATAGGGGTTGTATCAATATTACCTATAGGATACTGCCTCAGCCGTTTACCAGCAAGAACAACACTATTAATTTCATTGCCCGACTTCACCTCATCGTATATTTCTTGTAACAGTTCTTTGGCTAGGTAGTACGTGTTTGTGTAGGCTGATGAAAATAGTTTTTTATTATCTATATCCATATCGGTATACAGGTTTTTAATCCCATTAGCCTTAATATATCTATTTATAGTCCCAGTAATATTATAAGCGGTCAATTCATACGATTTCTTTTTAGTAACACCGCTTTCATTTATATTTCTAAATAAATATTCACTCATACCATACAACGCCCCTAACAATATCCCTCGTTCCCCAAATATGTCCGATACATATTCATCTCGCATTGTGGTTTCAAAAATGTAGGGTGAACCAATACTCAGAGCCCAAGCAATCGCGTGGTCTTCAGCCAAGCCATTATAATCTTGGTGAACAGCCACACTCGAATTTATACCACCGCCCTTCAGATAAGATTCGCGAACAGATGGTCCCATTCCTTTAGGTGCCACCATCACAACATTAATATTATCTGGAAACTTAATAGTGTTGCGATCAAAATGGCCTAACAGAAATCCATGCGATAATCCTAAAGTAGAACCTGGTTTCATCTTTTTAAACAATTTTTCATAGATATTTACTTGGGCGTAATCGGAAACTAGGCAAATAACCAAATCCGATTTAGCGACAACATCATACATTTCTCCCAATTTATCGTTTTTAAATGTTAGTCCATTTTTTTCCACATCATTTATAGATGTGGAGTTTTTTCGAAGCCCAACCCTTACATCTATATAAGTATCTTTTAAACTGTCTATAATATTGAGGGTTTGTGCTGGAGCTTGGGATCCCCAACCAATAATACCAATAGATTGTATGCCCTTAAAACCTTCTTCAATTTTAGATTTATTTATAATGGAATTTTTTATAATTGTTTCTGATCGGTTGTTCAGTTCTATTTGATTTGTTATAAATGTATTTGTTCCAAATTGTCTCCCTGCTATTGGTCTCCCTGTTATCGTTTTTCTCATAATAATAGGTCTCCCAAAAAGAATAGGTCTCCCCAAAAGAATAGGTCTCCCCAAATTAATATGTCGTATAGTATTCATCATATATGTTTTAAATTATATTATATAATGAAATCAAATTTTAAATACAATAACAGTTATTTAAAATTATGTTATAATACTATAGTATCAATATGTTTATACCTTGGAAAAGTAGATATCCAGGGACTTGGTTTACCGTCATACCCCATAAAACGGGGTTTTTTTCCAGATTATTCCCATTAGAAAAGTTGCTTCAGCCCAAATATGCCATTATTAACGAGTTATTGGATCTAATGAAACGGTCAAATGAAAATTGTTTATTGCATAATAAACAACTAATTGATACAATAAATTCTAAACTGCCCCTATTTACATTTGATAATAAAGAAGCAGAACAATGTTTGATAACATTGTTTAGGGACTATTCTTTTTTAGCATCCGCCTACAAATTACACCAAGACTATCCCAGCGAACTTCCAGATGTTTTATCTAAGCCTCTTATAGAATTAAGTAAAAAATTAAATATCAATCCGAACCTAAATTATGCATATGGCTATGGATTAAATAATATGGTATTAAAAGAGCCTTATTTAGATCAGGGACACTATATGTCCTATAAAACCTGTAGAATGTTTTCTAATAATGAGCCCAGTTTTATCAAAGTGCTTGTTTCGATGAACTGTTATTCAGGGGAGTTATTAGGAATACAGCAATCTATATTGGAAAATGCTTCTAAAAATTCATTTAGGGATTTAACTTATTTTCTAAATAAACATTACAGTGTATTAAATAAAATAATAGAATCTTTTCAGCAAGTATGGAACGTGTCTGATTATGTATCTTTTTTCAAACGACAAGTAAAAAATAAAACATCGGAAGATACGAATGTGGAAGATACTAATGTGGAAGATCCACTAATTCAGGATGCCCTTATAACTTGTGTAGACGCTCTTTTTGGTACACTGTCTTCTAAAAACTGTATAGGTAGACTTAACGATTATCGTCCATTGGATCATCGTGCCTATATCCAATATAATAGTGATATGTCTAAAGAGGTGCGATTATTAAATACTATTTATAGAGATCCGAATGCTACATTTGCTCTATTAAAAAATATAAATGCATTAAGATTATTTAGAAAGATCCATTGGAATCTTACAAAGAAGCATATACTATCACATCCAGAAACATTAAGTAATAGTCATATATCGTGGATACCAAGACAATTAGATATAACCATCAATAAACTGTTTGAAATAATAGACCATTTAGACCATTCCGAAATCAACGCCTTAAGTCCAACTAAACGAGATATATACACCACACTTAAATTAGAAATGATGGAAGATAGAATTAGTTTGTATGCAGACCTAAAAGACCAGTTAATACTTTAAAAAAATATTTAATTTAAATAATCTAAATAATCTACTTTAATATTGGGTTTACTGGAGAATGTATGATGCTATTACAGGAAGATGATCACTTGGGTTGAACATATTTGGCAACATCTTTCCATAAATTTCCTTCTTACTCATATCTGTAGTTGTCGCGGTGTATCTTGGAGAACGTGCCATTTGTTCAATCCTTTCTTGGTCTGCGTTATCCACCTGGGTTAAGTTGCTAGACGTTGCGCTATAATCAATCCGATCAAGCTGATAGTCTCCAATCTTACGAATTTGATTTGTCATTGGGCCTCTAATTTTATTAACAGACCAGGTAATATGTTTGTCATCATCTGGAACAACCGGTTCGTAGTTTAAGAGTCCTTCTTTGGTTAGGAAAGAATACATGTTGCAAGTTTCGTCAAAATCTCCAGCCGAAAATCCTTGGTAAGAATTGCCATCCATACCAAGAATAATATATTGTCCATGAAGACCCTTAGAATTGTCAAATTTCTCCTTAATAAATTGGTTTACACGCTGAATCTCCCCTACTCTAACAGTCTCTTCTTTATCTTTGTTTCCACTGGTTAAATGTGTTGAAAATACGTGGGCGATAGTTCCATCATTTTTATCACACAATTGGGCATACGCAATCCCAGTAGCCTTGAAAATCCCCTTCTTATTTTCATATTCTGGTTGGAGAAGTCGGTAATCAATCTCCAGACAATTAAACCGATCCTCTTTCCAAAAGATGCACGACCCATCATTATCTGGTTCTTCTGGATCAACCGAATCCACGGTCGACTCCATTTTCTTCGGATTCAGTGAATAACTCGTAGAGTTGAGTTTGGGGATAAATGCATTGTCTTTCCTAGCCAGATATGCTTCAAAATCGCTTGGGGATGAAACAAGCAGTTCTTTACCACGTGATTTGGTAACAGACGAAAGTCCAACCCGTTGATATGGTTGTTCTCCAATCGAAGACGAATACTCTTCCAATTGGTCGACAAAGTATGTGTATTTGTCCATTTCTTGCATAGTGATAATGTCAGCGTTAACCAGTTCCAGTTTCTTAACCATAACAGGTCCTCTACCTGGATAACCTACCTTAGTAATAAACTCTTCCATTGCATCGAGGTTTTTAACATTATAAAAATCATCCCAATCTGTATCAATCAAAGAGTCACTTTCCCACTCAAGGAGTTTGTCCAAAGTTTTTTGGTAGTCATTAAATTCTGGATGAGCTTTAAGCCAGGCCGACATTAGTTCTGGACAGTTGTCAAGGCTTTCGTATCCATTCAGTTCTTTCCGACTGTTAGTCAGTCTTAGAACACTGGCTTGGAACTCAGCAGATGTTGGTAAAGTAGTTGGTGTGACAAATCCATCGTTCCCCAAACCATCGGCTAAAATATTCCAATTAACGTGTGTAATGGGTTTGGGGGTTCGTTTTGTAATGTAGTCCCAAATACTAATTGTATAATTGGTCAGTGTATTTATCATACCAGACTCTCCTTCTTCCTCTCCCCTGTGTTTGGGTGCGCGTTTTCTCATTTGTCCACCACCCAAACCAGAACGGATGTCATTGAAATCTTCAGTAGAATGATGTTGTCCCATGTTTGTTTTGTTTTATTATTACACGACTAAGAAAGTAACAACAATCAAATTTTTTTAACCATTTTATAAAAAAATTTGTCGAAAATTTCCATATATAAAATAACTATGTTATTCGCAATGATGGGTTAAAAAATACGCGGCTAAGATTATGTTGGATTTTGCGTGAATTTTACTGGGCTAATACGATCCAATTATTAGACGATAACCTCCATTTAAACTCGGGTATGGGTTAGGAAAAGAATGGGACTTCGCCAAAGAATGGGACTTCGCCAAAGGATGGGACTTCGCCAAAGGATGGGACTTCGACAAAGAATAGGACTTCGACAAAGGATGGGACTTCGTCAAAGAAGATAGAGAACTCAGGTTTTTTACACATTTTAAATAAAACTAAAAAGAATATTATAACATTGCTATAATATTCTTTTATAATTATCTCTCAAATTCATCTGGCGTTGATTGATGTTATTAAAGAGCTAAATTAAAACACTAATTCTAAAAAATTTCGTGTTTCGTTTATAGATTGGGAACTCTGTTTAAATATAGAACCTATGTATATTAATCCCTTAGCATATTTTTTTTTATCATTTTTATCCAATGTACAGTCGTTAAATATTTTATAACAGGCAGTTTTAATGGTATTTTCTACATCCATAAGAACTGTATTTAATATTATATTAATTGTGCCTTTATTATCCCCATTAGTGCCTTTATTATCCCCATTAGTGCCTTTATTATCAGTGCCTTTATTCCCCAAGTAAGAAGAAAAAATCCTATATTTATAAGTTATGCCACGTTTTGTTGTTTTAAAACTATTTATAAATCCATTAACATTTCCTAAATAGCTTTCCCCAATTTCACTATATACAGTGCCAATAATACCTAACAACATATTACTAAATGGATTATTGTTTAAGTTTGATTTAATTGTTTTATAATAGTCTTCTGAATGCTCATTATTAACATATTGTTTTAAAAGAATTAAAATATTAGAAGCTACTTCAATTTCTCTTTTACGTTGTTTTAATTTTAGTAATTCGCCTATAAACTCATTATCAGTATCTATAGTCATTAGGGTATAGATAATTATCTCACCTATATAAAACTTTAATTCATCTGTTCCAAATAATAGATTATAAAATGATTCGCTGTCAACCAATGGCGCATCTTTAACACCCTCTTTTCCATATTTATTATATTTTTGTCGCAAACCCTCATTACCCAAAACTTGGTAAGCTTCGTTAATTAATTTAAATTTTTCACCATCAGACTCGTTTTTATCTGGATGTGTCTCTTTTGCTAAACTATAATAAGAATGTTTAATTTCGGATTGTGTGGATGTGGGTATCATATTTAACACATTATAATAATCTAATTCTTTAATAGATGTATTTTGATCAGTGTCTGTGCTCTTATTTGATTTAAATTTAGATTCATCTTCAGAGTTTACTATCTTTAATTCTTCTTCTATACTATAATATATCCATTTTTTAGTTTCAGCATCCCATACTTTATTGTTAAGTGTCGCCTTTATTGCTTCAGGGGTATTGTATATTCCCCTAACTATTTGTGTTAAACCAAGCATTGTACCCCCTATAGGTAATACAATTGCTAAAACAGAACCCAACCCAAGGCCTTTAACAACTCCAACACCTCCTTCTTGTTTTCCTAAATAAATAGGACAAGCAATTATCCCACAGACGCCCGATAAAACCCCTTTGGTAATATTTCCTAATCCACTAAAGAACCCCGATACGGCATTTTTAGGTGGAGATGTTGAGAAAAAATTAAATGATTGCTGTGAAGATTCTTTTTTATCATCCATATTTATTACTTTATCCAT